CCGAGCGGAGCCGACGGTTCGCGGAGCGAACCACGCGCGGTGCCGTCGGCGATCTTCAGCGCGGTCGGCTTGGGCTTGCGGCCACGGGTCGCCATGTTTCACGCGGCAAAAACGCCGTTCCTATTCCGCAATTCGCGCACGTGGCGGCAACGGATGGCTTTCGTCATCGCCATGCCACCTTGGCAGGGGGCTATGGGGTGCCTTTCGCACGCGCCGCCGTCTCGTTCGCTGTCTTCCTGCTGTGACACGAGTGACACAAGCACTGCCCGACATCCACGTCATACCGCGAGCGGCCATCGACACAGACCTTCGTGCCCGGCACGACCGGCGACACATGGTCAGCGTGGGCGTTGCCCTTCTCGCCGCAGACGTGACCGCACGCACGGCACGTCCAGTTGTCACGCAAGAGAACAGCACGTCGCCACGCTGAGTGACGCCTGTCCGAGTAGCCCCGCTGGTATCCGTTGGGGCGATTCTCTTTCCGCTTGATCCGGTAGTTCGGCCGGGCCGCCCGGATGAACTCGATGCGCTGCGGCATAGCCTCACGCTACCACGCGTCCCCGTAACTCTTGCAGTTCGGCGTCCATCATGCCCGCCACCAGCCCATCGAACGTCACCCTCGGCACCCAGCCCAGCGCTCGGCGTGCCTTACTCGCGTCGCCCTGTAGCAGGTCCACCTCGGCCGGTCGGTAGTACCTCGGGTCGATCTCGACGTGGTCTCGGTAGTCCAGCCCAACGTGGGCAAACGCCCGCTCGCAGAACTCCCGCACGCTGTGCGTCTCGCCGGTCGCGATGACGTAGTCGTCGGGTTCGTCCTCTTGCAGCATGAGCCACATCGCCTCGACGTAGTCGGCTGCGTGGCCCCAATCCCGCCGGGCGTCGAGGTTGCCCAGGTACAGCGTCTCGGTGATGCCGCTGGCGATGCGTGCCGCTGCCCGTGTGATCTTGCGGGTCACGAACGTCTCGCCCCGCCTCGGGCTCTCGTGATTGAACAGGATGCCGCACGATGCGTGCATCCCGTAGCTCTCGCGGTAGTTCACCGTGATCCAGTGAGCGTAGACCTTCGCCACGCCGTACGGTGATCGTGGCCGAAACGGCGTCGTCTCCCGCTGGGGTGTCTCGGCGACCTGCCCGTACATCTCGGAGGAGGACGCTTGATAGACACGGCACCCAGGCACGACGCGGGCGGCTTCGAGGACGTTGAGCGCTCCGATGCCGACCGCTTCCGCCGTGTACGCGGGTTGGTCAAACGACACCCGTACGTGCGACTGTGCAGCGAGGTTGTACAGCTCGTCGGGCTCGATCTCGGCGACGAGCCGTGCCATCGCGCCGCCGTCGGTCACGTCGCCGTAGTGGAGGTTGAGCCGGTTGAAGATGTGCTCGATCCGCTGCGTGCCGAACGTGCTGGACCGTCGCACGATGCCGTGGACGACGTAGCCCTTCGCGAGCAGGAGCTCAGCGAGGTAGGAGCCATCCTGCCCGGTGATGCCGGTGATCAGAGCGACGCGCATTGATCCCTCCACCACGAGACCGTCTCGGCGATGCCGTTCTCCAGGCTGACCCTCGGCGTCCACCCGAGAATCTCGCGGGCTCGCGTGGCATCGACCGCACGGCGTGGCTGACCGTCGGGCTTCGAGGAGTCCCAGCGGATCGTGCCCATGTAGCCGCACTCACCCGCGATCATCTCGGCCAACTTCCTCATCTGCACTTCGCCGCCGCCGCCCAGGTTGATCGGATCGGGCGTCGTCACCGTCTCCGCTGCTCGCACGATGCCCTCGGCAGCGTCGTCCACGTGGAGGAACTCTCGCGACGCACATCCCGTCCCCCAGAGCGTGACCGGGTCGGTGCGGCAGAATCGGCGGATCATCGCAGGTATGACGTGCGACGATGCCGGGTCGAAGTTGTCGTGCGGCCCGTACAGGTTCGTCGGAATCACAACGGCACCCGGTAGGGAATACTGCTTGTGGTACTGCTTGAGCAGTTCGTACACAGCTCGCTTCGCCACGCCGTACCCGGCGTTCGTCGTTTCGGGGTAGCCATTCCACAGATCCGACTCGACGAACGGCACGGGCGGGTCTAGTGGATAACTGCACACCGTCCCGACGACGACGACCTTCTCGACCTCGAACCGTCGGCACTGCTCGATGACGTGCAAGCCCATCGCGAGGTTCGCGTAGGTAAACCTTCCTGGCGTCGCCATGTTCGCCCCGATGCCGCCGACTTCGGCCGCGAGGTGCAAGACGACCTCTGGCCTGTGATCGTCAAACAGGTCGATCGTGTCCTCCTCGCTGGTCAGGTCGCAAGCGACCCTGCGAGGCACGATCACGTGGCGGCATCCGCGACTGTGCAGCACGCGGCAGACTGCCTTGCCGAGAAACCCGGCACCGCCCGTGACGAGGATTCGCTTGGTTGAGAGTTCCATGCCCGCATGGTGCGGCACGTGTCAACTCAGCCGTCCTCGTTCCGGCTCGCGAAGTAGCCCCGCACCCACTCGACGAGTTGCGGCGGTGCCGAGTCCGTCCAGCGGAGCAGCCCGTTCTCGTCCACCTCGACGTGCGTCGCCGGGTCATATCCGCCGTTCACGACGGGATACCACCGGGAGTGGTACTGCCGATCGGCGAGGCTCCCGTGGTGCAGGTGCATCGCGTCACCGGGCAGGCAAGCGATCTCGCCTCGGACCTTCACGTACGCCACCTCCGACCACTCGCGGAAGTGCCTCGCCATCGGCTCGTTCATGATCCGCAGGCAGCGTTTCACTTGGTGGTTCGTCCATCCCTCGACCATCATCGAGTCGCCGCTGCCTACGATGTGCCGATCGTAGAGCGGCCAGATGTCGCGTCGTGCCGCCCACGCACCGCCGGGACAGCAGTTCTGCTCGCTCAAGTACCTTTCACAGCGATGCCCGACGCAGAGCTTCTTGCTCTCGATCTGCCCATCAGACCCGGCGCAGTGCCACTCGTTCCAGCACTGCACGACGGGCCACTCTTCGAGCGTGCGGCACAGACGCTCGGGCCACTGGTGGTCGAGGAACACCATGTCGGCGTCGATCCATGCGATCTTGTCGAACCGATCCGGCAGGCGTTCGACCGCGAGGTTGATGAGTCGCTCTTTCTGCCACAGGACGTTCCGGTCGCCGCCTCGGACCCTGAGCCACGCGTCGTCGCACGTGAACGCCTGCCCTTCGTAGGCGAGCTCGACGTTGAACGTCGGCACGCCCCACCACTTCATCTCGTGGAGAAAGCGCAGGTAGTTCCTCCGCAGCGATCGCCAGCCAGCCGGATTCCAGAACACGCAGACGACGGCGAGCTCGCCGGGCAGCGGCACCCGCTCGCGTCGCTCGCGTTGCGGTTCGTCGCGGCGCAGGATCGACGATAGGACGACCATTCACTCGCCCGCCGCGACGACGCCCTGCTCGATGCCCACCTTCGCCACATACGCCATGAGCGCCCCCACCGCCGCCGCGAGGTCCGCGTCGGCCTCCGCTCCCGCGAGCAGGTCGCGAACGTGCAGCCGGACCGGCTCTGCGGGCGCTTCCTCCACGCCGTCGTCGGTCGTCCTGAATCGGACGAGGGTGACGCGGGCTTCGGCTTCGCCTCCAACGACACTGGACACAACGATCTCGCGGACCCACAGGCGATCGTACGTGGCACTAATCGCCAGCGGCTCGCTTGCAAACAGCGTGGGGATGTCAGCCATGGTTCACTCCTAGTGCAGGTCTACCCAAGAGGTGCCGTTGTAGACGCGCAGTTTGTTGGTCGATGAGTTGTAGTACACGTCTCCGGCTTCGTTGCCGCTCGCAGGGTCAGCGGTCAGCGGCACAAACCGCACAGAGCCTGTCGCCTTGGCCCGCACCCGCTCAACTCCATCCGTCACTACCGCCGCAACGTTCGCCAGCGGAAAATACAGCCCCGTATTGGGATCGCCGCTCGGTGCAACGCTGCACGCTGACACGCTGCCTGCGGTGACGAGGACTTGCCCACGCGACATGACGATGTCGCCGTTGTTCTTGAACGTCGTCGAAACCTCAGACGCAAAGATGCCGTGAGCGAAGACGAACTCCGTAGCCTCAAATCGCATTGCCGTGTAGCCGCTGCCGAAGTCAGCAGAGACGATATACGCCGTCCCTGTCACGGCAGACGTTGGCGCTGTACCTTCGCTGGGCGCGAAACTCAACCGTACCTGCTTACTGCTGCCGCCAACCGATAGGCCAGAGTTTGCCGCCGTGCTGGTGACGATCGCTCCTGCGGCCAGAGTTGCGGTGCCAGTAAAGGTAGGACTCGCCGTCGGCTGCACCGAGAGCGTGGTGCGCGCCGTCGCGGCGTCTGCGTCGTCGATCAGACTGCGACCGAACGACGTGCAGGTGATCTCCTCCACGTCGCCTGCACCCGCAGACGAGCGACCGAGCAGGCGGTCGGTGGCGCTGACGTTTTGAATCTTGGCGTAGGTGACGGCGTCGTTGGCGATGCGGGCGATGTCCAGCGTGCCGCTCGTGATGTCCGACGCGGCGTGGGTGTGCGACGACGACGCCTTGCCATCGAGCGCCGTCTGAAGCCCGGTCACATCGGAAATCGAATGGGTGTGGCTGGAAGCCGCCTTGCCATCGAGCGCCGTCTGTAAGCCGGTCACATCCGAGATCGAATGCGTGTGGCTGCTCGACGCCTTGCCGTCGAGGGCGGTTTGCAGCCCCGTCACATCCGAGATCGAGTGCGTATGGCTGGCGAGCGCATAACTCTGGAACGTGAACGACGTGATCACGTTCGAGGCGTTCTTCCAGAACACCTTCCCATCGGCGTAGTTGATCGCGATCTCGCCGTGCTCAAGCGCCGACGGCGTTGCCGACGCGGTGCCGCTGCGGCGAATCTTGACTGTTGTGGGCATCGTCAGAAGGTGCCCCCGTCGATGCTCGTCGCCCAGGCGATCGTGTCGCTTGATGCCGTGTAGGCGAGGAGTCCATCGTTCGTACCGCCGCCGTCAAGCGCGGTGTACGTGTTCGCCGTGTTCGCCACGAGCACCGAGCCCTGCGGTGCGGACGTGAGCCCGGTTCCGCCGTAGGCGACGCCGATCGCAGTGCCCTGCCAGACACCGGTGGCGATCGTGCCGACGCTCGTGAGCGAAGACGACACGACCGTGGAACCCAGAGTCGTCTTGCTCAGCACTGACACGGCGTCGATGCGGTAGGCGTAGCCCGAGGTGAGTTCGATGTTCTGGTTGTAGGTCCACGAGTCGGTCGCGTTGAGCCAGAGGATCGTCTTGTCAGTCGTTCCGCGAAGTGTGATGCCACCGGCATCGGCGGTCGTGTCCGTCGGGTTGTAGACCGACCCGAGCTCGATGTTCTTGTCGTCCACCGTGACGGTAGTGCTGTTCACGGTCGTGACCGTGCCGTTGACCGTGAGGTTGCCGGTCACCGTGAGATCACCGCCAACCGTCGCGTTGCCGCTGGTCGTGAGCGTCGTCGCTGCGATCTGCCCGGCCGATCCGTAGATCACTGCCTTCGAGTTCACCACCGTGTTCGCGATCGAGCCGTCTACGAGGTTCAATTCGGCGGCGCTCGACGTGACGGTCGTCGAACCGACCTGGAACGTGCCCGTGACGTTGACGGTGCCCGAGAACGTGTACGTCCCGGTCGGCGTAGCCGAGCCCGACATCGGGATGTAGACGCCCGACAGTGACGGGATGTCGTCGGCAGTCAGCGCCCGGAACGTCGGCGCAGCGGCGGCACCGCTCGTCGGTCCAGCGAGGACCGTGTTCGCAGCGCGGACCTCGGTGATCGAGACGAACGCACCCGACCCACCGATCGCGATGACGCTCGTGGCCGAGCCGCCAGCACCGCCGGTGCCCGTGCCGTAGTAGAGGATGTTCGAGTTTTCATTGAACGCGAGCTCGGCGTTCGCGAGCGACGACGGCGCTCCGGCACCACCGGACGATGCGCGACGCTTGATGCGGATTGTGTTGGGCATCAGAAATTTCCTCCATCGGTGAGTTGAATCTCGGCGTAGTCGGCCCACTTCGAGCCGTTGTATCGAAGCACGTCGCCATCGGCGGCGGATGTGATCTGCACATCGGACAGCGTCGCGAGGCTTGTCGCACCGCCGCCTTCGCCGGTCGCGCCCGCCGGTCCCTGCGGACCGATGCCCGCGAGCACGGTCGCCGAGATCGCCACGGGCGACACCGCGACGCTCGCGCCGCTTTCGGTCACGCTCGCCGTGATCGGTGATCCCGAGACGCTCGCCGTGATGCTCACCGCGTCACCTCCAGCACGCCCGATAGTGCGGTGCGAGTGACCGCGCCCGGCGCGATCCACCGCAGTGACCAAGCATAGGAACCCGACGCAAGCGCCGAGGTCTCGTTCTCCTGTAGCGAGATCGAGACGGTGCCAGCCGTCGCCGAGACGACCGAGCAGGTGAAGTCGTCAACGCTCGTGCCGTCCACGAGCGACGTGATGCCCGCCGTGACCGTGTATCCGGTCAGGCTGAACGCCGCCGTGCCCTGCGAGAGCGTGACGGTCGCCGAAAACTCGTCGCCTTGGCGTGTTTTCAGGGCAAGCTGCCCTGGTAGCAGGGAAAACTCTGCCATGTCACTTCTCCTGCACCGGGGCAGAAACCTTGTACTGCGTCTCGCGTGCGCCCGGCTGGAGCGCGTAGAGCAGGCGGGTCTGCTCCTGCACCGCCGAGGCGATCTCCCGCTGCGTCTCGCCGAGTTGCGTGAGGAACTGCCGGTGAGCCTCGACGAGCGGAAGCAGCACGTCCTGACGCATGACGTATCCAACCGCCACGGCCACGAGCACGGGGAAGCCCCATCGCTCCATGATCGAGTGCAGGCTCGTCGTGACTTCCTCTCGCGTCATCGAGTCAACTCCTGTTGCCACGCCGCCATGAGAACGCGATTGACCTGACGTTCGAGCCACCACTTCACGATGATTTGGACGATCGCGTTGACGATCGCGCCCAGCATCAGCGTCCAGAAGAACCCGTACTCCTGCGGTTCGCGGCCCGACTGCCACTGGTGGGCTCGCTTCACCTTCCCGGCGATCGACATCGCCACGATGTCGCGACCCTCCTCGCTCTCGGCGTGGCCGAGGTACTCGCCCTCCCAGTTCTCAATCGCCAGCGTCGTCAGGTCATGGACGGTCTCGCGGCCCACCATGTATTTTCGCATGGGGAGTCGCTTCCAGACGTGTTCGTACAGTTCATCGCGGGTCATAGAACTCCGTCTCCACCGCACGGCTGACACGGGACGCGAACCCTCCCGTCACCGACGTACCCGCGCCCGTCGCAGTTCTGGCACTTGCCGCCCGGCGCTGGCGGCACCGGCGTCGGCGCGACCTCGTGACGCAGGCGAATCACCTCGCGTGCCGTCTCGGCCGCAAGGTCCGCAGTGATCGCGGCATCGTCACGCGGCAGTGACGCCACGCATCCCACAAGCACGATCGTGAACGCGACGAGCCATCTCATCCGAGGATGTCTCCGGTCCAGTTGGGGATCTGCGTTCTCTTGAACCCGCTGTACCCGGCATAGACGTAGGAGTCGCGGCCCGAAAGCATCCGGGTGCAGACCTCGGCATCGATCCAGAATGAGCAATTCCGCACCGCTGTCGGCATCGTCTCGGGGTAGTGCTTGCCGGTCGTGTTCGAGTCGCCCCACGAGTTGAGGCACAGCAAACCCGGACGCTTGCCCCACCTCACCGCAGCCAGGCACATACAGTGCCACCACGTCCCGCCCGGCTTGCAGAAACCGTCAGCGTCGCGGCTCATCGAGAATCCTTGCCCGCTGCACACGACGACGGGGTAGCCGTTCTGGATCGCCGCAGCCGCCTGCTCGAAGTCCACGGCGAGCGTGACCTCGCTGCACCGCCGCTCCTTCGCGTACGGCTCGAGCTCATTCGGCACGCCGTTGCGGCCCCACGAGCGATCGCGTTCTGCCTTGCCGCTCTCGGCGATGACGACCGAGCCGTACTCGACGCCGTAGTGCAGGCACCCGAGCTCGCGGATTGCCTTCGCAGCGTGGAATCCCGTGGAGCCGTCGCCGCCGTTGTTCACGGTTTTGCCGCGAGCCTCGACGCGAGAGAACCCGTACAGAGAACTTTCAATCGTGCGGCCACGCCAGACCTCGGGCTCGCGTCGGTAGACGATGTCGCACGCGCTCGTGAGATCCACCGCGAGGCTCGCGCCCCAGCCGACGCATGAGCCCACCATTCCCTGCGAGCCGCGCTTCCAACCGGGTGAGCACTGGAGCAGGGCGTGCCAGAGGTGCGTCTCAGTCTTGCCGTCAGCGACGAGGTCTGGCCCCGCCTGGGCGAGCGTCGGACGCGGCAGCGTCGAGGCAAACGCCTCGGCACCAGTCGGATCGGGATCGTAGCCGAAGGCGTGAGCGTCGAGTGCCACGGGTCACCTCGCAGCCCACGCCAGAGCACGCACGAGAGCCACGTACCGCTCACGCAGCGACGCATCGACCGCCACGTCATCAAGCCCGAGCACATCGGCGAACGCCGCCTCGACGCCGTCCTTGAGCCCCGGATACTTGCCGGGCGCGACGCCAGCAATGCGACGCCACGCCACGTCGAGAGCGATGACCTGAAACGCACGCAGCGCCCGTACGTCCGCGAGCACGGGCGTCGAGTGGACGTTGTCGGCCGCGACGACGACGCCGGACTTCAGCCACGTCTCGGCCCATGTCGCACGGTCACGCATCGACGCCGACGCGAGGGCGGTCCTGACGGGTGCGACGAGCCGCCGTAGTTCCGGCGTGGGCTCCTCGACCTCGATCACGACCTGGGCCTCGGGCGTCGGCAGCGTCGGGACCGGCACCTTGCCCCACGCGGCGGCGATGAGCAGCCCAGCCGCAGCGACCCGCGTCAGGTAGCCGCTGTGCTGCCTGACGGCTTCGGCGGCTGCGGTGGCCGCAGCGCGGATGTACCCTGCGTACGGCGCAGCGAGCAGAGCAACCGCAGCAGCGACGGCGATGATGCGTAGGAGTGCATCGGTCGTCATCTCACTTCACCCCGACCTGGAAGAGGCAGAACCGGACCAGCGCCTCGCCCTCGGCGGTCTTCAGCACCGCCGCAACGTGCCGCACGAGCTCGTCGTCGAGCCGCGCGTCGGTCTGCTGGGCGATCCACTCGCACGCATCGGCGACGACCAAGCCCTTCTTGTACGGGTCGATCTCGCTCACGAACGCACGGGCGTAGTTCACGACCGGCGAATACTTCTGGAGCAGGCGAAGCGCATCCCAGAACGACAGCGTCGCGCCGTACTGCGTGATCTCGTCGGGCGTGGCACCGAGCTCGCGGGCGTCCATAGCACGATCTCCGGGGGATTCCCCGAGTCTGCCACCGCGCCCCCCTAGCCTTGCAGTTCGTCTCCGACGAACCTCTGGACGATGTCCTTCGCTTTGATCCACCGCAGCATCCCCTCGCTCGGCGTCGTCGCCATCGTGCGATCGAGGCGTTGCTGCTCGGTCCACATCGCCTGCACGCACGTCGCACGGGCGGCGATCTGCGGGGCCAGCGACAGGCTCTCGCGGCTGGCCCGTTCTTCCTCGTCGTCGGGGCCGGGATCGCGTGGAGGCTTGTAGCGGAGCGATCGGTCGTGACGTTTCGGCAGATGCCATACGTCACGCAGGCGTATCAATTGATCTTTCGCGATCGTCCAGTGCGTGCAGATTTCCGCCATCGGCATCTGCGATTCCCACTGCACGCGGAGGATCGCGGCGTCAATTGTCGCCGTGTTGCCCGGCATCGCGTGGTGTCCAGTAGGAGACGCACCGGCTCGACGGGTTGAGATACAACCGCCCCGGCATCGTGCGATGAGCACACACGTGCTCGCAGTCCTCGCCGCTGTACCGCATGGCGAGGTAGGCGTCACTCCTGTAGAGCGCCAGTTGTCCGAAGGCGCTGTTGAAACGCAGCGGCAGCGAGCCGACAGGCGGGTGCCAGTGATGAAACCACGTCTGGTCGCGACGCCTCCAGTGATTCTGGCGTGCCGCGAATGCGTCGTACTGGATCGCGTGCCCGTTGTGTTCGGCCCACGAGTAGCTCGCCATGCAAGACGCCCCGCGAGCCGCCTCGATATGTGCCACGCTCGTCGCCACGCCGTCCACGCTCCACCCGCCCCAGGCATCGGAGTCGAACACGATCACGTAGTCGCACGGCTCGCCTTGCCTCACCCACCACTGGCACTGCGTGCGGTACTCCGCGAGCGCGATCGTCCGCTCCGTTGCAATCGTGTGCGAGAGGTGCGGCCGGTGGTTGACGTTCAGCGACACCTGCCGCTGCGTGCCGTCGGCCCATGCCGCGAGCACGTCCTTTGTCTCGTCTTCCGAGTCGTTCTCGAAGATGAACGCCGACCACGAGCGGAACATCGCGCCCGTCTCCTCGACGAGCCCGAGCGTCTGCGGGAGCCAAGGCGTCGCATTGCGAGCGATGGCGACCAAGGCGACCGTGCGATCGGCGGCGATCTCTCGACCGACACGCACGGCCGAAGCGTACTGCTCCGCGAACTCCTCGTCGGGCGGGAGCAGAACGTCGGGGCGGTGAGCCTCGATGTCGGCGGCTGTGATGGTGAAGGTCGTCACTTAGCCTTCCCTGCGTTTACCGTCGAACGTGCGGCAGGCAATGCGACCGTCTTCGGTGACAAAACCGAAGATGTCACAGTCGGTTGCTTCGTATTCGCGTCCATCGTCAAGCCTCACGCGCAGCTCAACGCTGGGATGCTTGCCTCTCCAGACCTGCAACCCGTCGGCTCGACGCAGTTGAGAGACTGCCACCACAACACCCGGAAGCACCGAATTGGCACGATGCGTGCACCGCGTGTCTAAGTCCAAACACACCCTGCGGCCGAGCAGTTTTTCTTGACTCATATCCCCACGTCATCCGCCGTCGCCCCGATCGCGAACGGAAAGTATTCCTGCAAGTTCACCGGCCCGCTCGTCGCCTGGAGCCGATGCCACGCCTCGATCAAACCCGTGTACCCGTAGTAGTCCTGCTTCATCGCGATCTGCTGCTCGGTCGTGTACGCGAAGTGATCGAACACGAGCCCGGCAGCCTGCGTTGATTCGATCGTGACGCACCGGTCAAACCCCGTGACGATCGGCGGCTCGTGCCGGAGGAACCTCATGCCCGGCCCCCAGCGCCACGCCCGCAGCCATTCGAGGTCGCCGCGAGCCCAGCCGCTCGTCGAGGTCAGGAGCTTCGACGGCCCGACCCAGTAGCGGCACGCGAACCGTGCGGCCGTCGCCACCGGTTGCTGGAGCATCAGCCAGTAGATCCGCTCCAGTTGCCACGCCTGCCAGAGCTCGTCGCTGTCCACCTGCATGACGACGCCGCCTTCGACGCCTTCGAGGGCGCGGGCGATCATCGCGATCTTTCCGTCCCACGGTGAGTGCCGCCACGAGCAGGTGACGTGTGGTGTGTTGTTCACTGACCGCACGTACTCGTGCGTGCCGTCCACGCTGACGAAGTCCCGGTGCCAGCGATCCGGCATCGTCTGGCACCACGCCGTGCAGTGCGTCGGCGCTGCCACGCCTTCGACGATCCGCCACTGCCACGGGATCGACAGTTGGCGAAACGTCGCGAGGTGCTGCTCGATGTACGGCTCGCCGTTGAGCACGAGCGTGAAGAGCGTCAGCATTTCCAGAGCGGCGAGCGCCGCCCCTCCCAGTTGACCGCCTCAACGCCGCAGTGACCGACGGTCATGGGCAGCACGACGCACGAGGCGAACTGCTTGGCGAACGACAGGTCGCAGAGCTCGGCCGTGCGTGACCACTCGGGGTAGAGCACGTGCCGCCGGTACAACTGAAAAAACCCGGCGAACATCGAGGCGTATGCCTTGTTCGGCTTGCCGTCCATGAGCCGCTCGGGCGTGTGGAAATCGACCCGCCTCGCCCCGTAGAGCGTCTCGGGATTCGTCGCGTCCTGCTCGATGATCTCGCGTGCGTTCGTCGGCACCATCACGTCGGCGTCGATCAGTAAGTACCACGCCTCCGGGTACGCGGCGTGCAGGTGCTCTTGAGCGAACCGGATCGCACCGGATTTGTTGAACGCAGCATCGTCGGCGTGCCACCCGTCATAGATCAGCGCAGTCGCCTCGGCTTTCTCGGCGACAGCGATGCTCGCGTCGTTCGTCTCCGTGACAACGCAGACGCCCGTGACCTGACCGGCGAGGCAGTTGAGGCAAATCGCCAGGTAGTCCGCGTAGTTGACGCTCGTCGTGATCGCGTAGATGTCCATTTACTCGCCTCGCTTCACGGCGATGACTTGCCACTCACGGTGCAGCACGTCGAGGTATTGACCGTAGAGCGCGAGGAACGCATCGATCGCAGGCTTCGGCGTCGGCAGGTGCTGCCGGTGCGGATGCGGGTCACGCCATTCGTAGTCGTCCCAGACGATGACAGCGCCGACCTTGAGCAGACGCCACGCGAGGACTGTGTCTTCGAGGACCGTGCGGCCTTCGTGCCCGCCGTCGATGTAGACGCCGTCGAACATCCGATGCTCGGCGAGAGCACGGGCGAGGAATACGTGCGAGCGACCCTTGAACTTCTCGGCACGTCCGGCGAGGTTGGCGTCGAACCGCGCCTCGGGATTGTCTGCCGAGAACCCGTCGAACGGACCGCCCCACGTATCGACGCACGTGATCACGTCGCCGGGTTGAAATGCCTCATCGAGCATCCAGCACGCCGAGCGACCCTCGTGAGAGCCGATCTCAAGCCAGCGGCACGGGTGCGGCAGGCGTGGCAGCACGTGATCCCGCCACGAGCTCGTGCGCGTCGAGAACCAATCGTGGGTGAACTGGTAGCTCATGTGATCACCCGCCCCAGGTGCTCGCGGATCGACTCGCATCGGATGTCGGGCGGATTGCCGCACGGGTGGTACACGAAGTCGCCGTGCTGCCAGTGGTTCGTCTGTCCGAGATGCACAGAGTTGAACGTCCGCTTCGGCGCGATCGTCATGCGATCCGCCAGCCGCTCGCGGTGCTTCATCAGCCACTGCTGGACGTTCCACTCCATCGAGCGCCACTCGTCCTCTGCGGCGACGATGTCGGCGAGCAGCGACAGCGTGCCTTGAGTTGCACGCCACACGATCGACCCGCCGTTCACCAGGGCGTGAGCGCCGATACCCTCCTCGCAGATCGTCATGTGCGGTCCGAGATCGGGCACGTCCTCGATCCGGGTCGTCAGGTTCGTGATCACGCAGTCGGCGTCCAGCGTCCACACGAGGTCATGGTGTTCGAGCAGTTGCCCGATCCGCCAGAAGTTCGACAACGCCTGCGAGTACGCCTCGCACCGCCACACCATCGTGTAGTCGTGCCGCACGCAGTACGCGAGACGGTTCGCCACCGTGAGCTCTGCCCACGGCGTGCCGACACCCGCGCTCGTGAAGATCGCGACGTTCATGTGATCCGCACCGTCGTGCGACCTTCGGTGCCCCACGATTTCTCGACGACGAGACGAGCCACGTTCGTGTCATCGCCCATCACGTCCTGCAGCGCGTCGAGCACCGCCTTCCCGAGGTTGTCCACGTCGGGTCGCGGCAGTGCCGGTGCGGTTGCCTTCACGCCTGACTTCGTGAGGTGCGACTTGGGTCGTGCGAACACGGCGTCGATCACAACGCTGACGGGACGCGCCTGCTCGCGGAGCCCGGCGACGCTTGCCGCTAATGCGATCGCCTGTCGGTAGGCGTGAACTGGATGGCTCTTCGGTACGTACGCGCGAGCGAACCCGCCCTGCGTTGACACTCGCGGGCGCGGTTGCGGCACCGGATCGCCGGGGATGGAGAGCGTGATGGTCACAGCAGATCGAGCCCGTGCTCCGCACACTGACTCCGCAGCCACTCGCGGAGCTCCTGGTACGCCACCTCGACATCGTGGCCGAGCTCGCCGCCCTTGATCTCGGTCGCGAGGTGGTCGTCGAGCAGGATGACGATCGACTTCGCCCGCGATCCCTCGACGCAGTCGCGGAAATCGCCCTCGTCCTCGGGCAGGCGGAATCTCAGCGTGGCGGTTGGCATTCCGGCATCGTGCATGGCTCGTCAAGTTCGCTGACCACGCTCCGGATCCAATCGAGGTAGAGCACCACGCGGGTGTGACCTGACTCCTCGCCGAGGACGTACTTCGTCTTCCCGCCGATGCGGGCGACGTAGGAGTTCACGCCCACAAGCCGCGTGCTGCCGTCGATCGCCGTTGCCCAGAGCGGGCCGCCCGAGTCGCCCGGCGCGATGCACGACGGGAGCGGTCCAGCGTCGGGCGTCCTTTGAATCGGGCATACGTAGACGCCGTGCTCGATCGACCCGAGGACGCACGTCCCCGCCCGCAGCCGCTGATCGCCGCCCGTGAGCCCGCGTGTGAGCGTGCCTGTCATCCCGTACCCAGCGGCGGCGGCGACGCTCCCGAGCCGCTCGGTGCCGTCAGCGAGCCGTGGGTACACGTCTGCGTGCCGGTGCTGTCCGAGCCGCACCAGGGCGATGTCGTGCCACCCGTGGATGCCCTCCCACTCGGGATGCCGCACGACGCGGTCGCACGCGAGACGCTCGCCGCCGAGGACAACGGTCACCGCCGTCATCTCGTGCGGGACATGGGCCGCCGTGAGCACCCAGTGCGGCGAGATGAGCGTGCCAGACCCGGCGAGCGGCACGCCTTCGGCGTTGTTGCCGACGACCCGAACAACGTATCCCGCGAACGTCGCACCGTAGTCGAGGTAGCGGCCGTCGCCCTTCGACTCGTCAATCGTGGCGGCAGACGCCGCGAGGGCCGACACGGCGATGAGAGTCGCCAGGAGTCGCATGCCCGATCATGGCACGCGAGGCTAGTGGCCTTGCAGTTAGGGGCGGCGCTTCCAGTTCATATTGGCAATCAGTCGTTTTGCGCTGAGTTTCCCGTATGAGTGGGGCGTGATATACGGAAGCGGCGTGATACACGGACTGTAGAAACACAAGTTCTGTCGTCAAATCGCGTTCTCCGCCAATTCCTTCCGCCGTAGTTCGATCATCCTCCCGAGCAGCCCCAGCACAACCTCCACGCACTCCCGTTGCGTGGCCCCGCTCACTGCCTCGTCTATCACGGTCGGCCCAAGCGTCGGGTGATCGAAACGTGCGGTCACGCACACCTGCTGTGGCCCGTTGTAGTCCGCAGGCGAGTCCAGATCGACCAGCCGCCAAGGGTTGCGAGAGTAGCCAAGTTTCTGAATCGCCAGCCGCATATCACCGCTCCCTTTTCATATTGGCAATCAGTCGTTTTTCGTTGAGTTTCGCGTATGAGTTGGGCCTGGACAGAACCACGCGATGCAGCGGACGGAGCCGCTGATCGCCAGCGTTCGCCGGACCCTATGCCGCCATTTCCATGAACGGTTGCACCAAATGCCGCAGCACGCCGGCAGCCCACGGCGGCGGAAGCAGTGCCCCGCAAATACTGAACTTCTTTGTTTTGCTACCCGCAAACGGAATCCCCGGCCACGCACCTTGAAGCACCGCCATCTCGTCTAGCGTCACTTCAAACGATCCGGGCGCCTTTTGCCTTGGGCCGTCGCCGGCCTTTCTGTATCCGGGTGCCGATACGACGTGCGGGCAGAACGACCGCACAATCGTTGTGGCGGGCCTCTCCTTCGCCCACTGCGGAAGGTCGGTCCTGTGCGGTAGCGCCTCGGCGGCGGTGATCCACTTCCGCTTTGTCGTGCCGAATAGGTCCGGTCGAGACTGCGGCCGTTTTGCGAATCCGCCCGGAAGCGGCTCGGGGCTGATCCCGTTTCTTGTGGCAAACAGGAAGGCCCTCTTTCTGCTCTGCGGAACCCCGTAGTCTGCGGCATTCAGGATGCCGGTCCACGCGCGGTATCCGATATCGCGGAGCCATTCCGCGTATTCGTTCCACATCGGAAGCACTGGCGGCACTTCCTCGAACGCCACGAAGTCTGGAAGGTGTGCCTCAATGAACCGCTTGGGCTGGTAGATCAGCATTCCTCGCTCGTCGGCAAGCCCTCGCTGCTTGCCTGCCTGAGAGAACGTCTGGCACGGAGGCGACGCTATCAGCCCGTCTATCTGCTTCCAGGCGTCCACCGGAATGTCTCTCACGTCGGCGTGGATTGTTTGCAGGCCGAGCGCCTCGCGTGTCGCAACTATGTCGGCGTCGAACTCGACGCCCACGTCCTCAAGGCCGAGAGACCGAAGCCCAAGCGACCAGCCGCCGGGGCCGGCGAACAGGTCTACGATTGTTGGCTGCGTCATTCCGGCACCTCGATGACGTAGCCGCGAAAGTCGCCGTAGGCAAAAAACATCCAGCCGCCCATGCCTTCAATGAGCGACGTGTCAACGGGGCGAAGCACTCCAGCAATAGAGACTTCCTTCGCCAGCACTCCGGCAGGAGAAACGCCGGAGCGGAGTTTTGCGGCCTGCGTAAGCAGCCGGCACACGCCGGCCGCAGTAGTCACAGACACCCGCTCGACAATGATTATCGCACCGCCCGGCGACACCTTCCGCACGAGCCCGTCGAGGAAACGTCGCCTCGCCTTCGGCGGCATGAACGCCAGCGTCAAGAACGAAACGGCCACATCGCATTCTGGAACGTCGATCTCGCAAGCGTCCCCGATAATCAGTTCGCCGTATCCGCTGAAACGAGAGGCCATCTCCGACGACGACTCGACGTTTACAACTCTCGCCCGGCGATCCCTTGCGATCTGCTCGCAGGCGCGTGAGATATTTCCGGTCGAGCACCCGATGTCAACGAGAGTCCCGCCAGATTGCAGATAGCACCTAACGAGGTCGGAGACGGCCGTTGTGGCTAGGTCGTAGAACGGCAACTGCTCCCTGACGTGAGCATCAAATGCACTCGCGACGGCCGGCAGTTCAAACGACCACTGGCTAGGCGGGCTCTCGCTGGGGCCTGAAACAAGGCACGGCGAACCAGCCGATGGAGCGGACATCGCCGCAACTTCTTTCGTCATATCATCGTCCTCCGTGGCGATGCCGCTCATCTTCCGTGTTCTCAAAACGATCCCGGCGGGTTCGGCGTGCCGGATTATCGGGCCGGTGCCTGCCCGCCGGGATCGCTGTGCTGCTCACCTCGTCATCCACATCAGCCCCCAGTTCGCCGCGCCGTAGCTCGCCCACACGACGAATCCGGCAGGGCTTCCCTTCCGCCACTGCTCGATCGCGACGGCCCAGTAGATCAGCGAGACGAGGAAAAGGAGCGGTGCGCTCATCCGAACACCCCGCCGTAGCAGATCGGCTGACATTTCTGGGCGCGCCGCTCGTACCGAACCTCATCGCTCCAGCCCTCGCGGATCGGCCTGGCCCGCTCTTCGGTCCAGGCGTCGAGACGAAGATCGACGACAGTCGAGTCGTCCTCGGCGTCTTCGATCGCCTTACGCTCGCGGATCTCGCTCACGACACGGTTGCGGTTCGCCAGCCCGAACCGCTGTGCCGTGCGTGTCACGGTGTTCGGCGTGACGCGCAGCCGATCAGCGATGTCTTCGACACGAAGCGTCTCGTCGTGCCACAACCGAAAGAGCAGGGCAGCGTCCGTGATTCTGCGGTGTCCCATGTTGCACCTCCTCAGTCGTTCGACAGGGGCATGATCACGCCGGTGTAGACGCCGCCGTTGCGGAGCACGCACGCGGACTGCGCGTCCACGAGCTCGACCGTGATGTGCGGCCCCTCATCCGTCGCGATACCACGGAGCCACTCGACGACGAACACGGGATCGAGCTTCACCTTCACCGGGTCGCCGCCGCTGACGACCTCGATCGTCACGTCGCTCTGCCCGTACTCCGCGCTCTGACCGTGAAGCGTCACGCCGTCGGCCGAGAACGTGAAATCCACGCCCTTCGACTGCTCGCTGGTGACGATCGCCGCCGCCCTGGTCGCAGCGATGAGATCGTCGCGATCGACCACCGTCTCGATCGCACCCTCGCGGTCCTTCGGCAGCACGTCACGCCAGCGGGGGAAACGCCCGGCGATCTGCCTGGCCGTCACGACGCACCCCGGCAGCGTGGCGACGAGCTCGTGCTCGCTCGCCTCCAGTTGCACAGCGTCGTCGCCTCGGGCCGCCACGCTCGCGAGCGACGCGAGCACCCTCGCCGGGACGAGGGCCGAGCCGTCGTCCACCGCCTGGTCGTGCTCCACCGCCACGTGCGAGAGACGACGCCCGTCGGTCGCCACGAACGAGCAGTCGCCACCGAGCACCTCGATGAGCACCGCACCGAGGGCGTAGCGGCTGGAGTCGGTGTCCGTCGCGTAGACGCACGCCTTCACCGCACGGGCGAACTGGTCGCACGGGACACGCACGAGCGTTCTGAGCGGCTCGTGGTTCCACGTCGGCCACTCGGCAGCGCTCTCGACCGGGAGCCGCCACGTGCCACGCCCGGCGGTCACGACGCACGACGTGCCGTCAGGAGTGATCGTCACCTCCTCGGAGCGAGCCTCGGCGAGGATCGCCCGCAGCCGCGCGAACGGCAGCAGGATCGGTTCGCCGTCGTACGGGACATCGACAGCGATCTGGAGTTCGAGGTCAGTGGCTGTCAATGTGCCGCCTCCAAGCAGCACGTATGCGAGCGTCGGCTTCGCCGGTCGCGTCGGCACCGCTGCCGCCACGTCCGCGAGCGCCTGCTTGAGCGTCGCCGTTGCCAGCACGATGCCAGAACTCTTTCGCTTTCTCGTAGCCGTTGCCGTCGTCATGTCCTCTCCTCCTGAGTGACGCTCCTACCAGGATGCCGAGGGCGAACGTCGCCGACTGCATCACGATCCCGATTGCGATGATTGCGAGCTCGCTCATGCCGCGCCGCCTTTCTGCTCGCCGAATGCCGCGCGACGCATGATCTCGGCGTCGAGTTCGGCACGCTCCAAGTGCAGCGCCTGACGGGCGAGACGCTCGCGCAGGTCCTTGACCTGCGACTTGAGCACCGTCATCGCCAGCGAAGCCTGCTCGAAGACGACCCGCGATGCGTCATCGGTGTCGTCGTCCCACGAGCGACGAAAGCACGCCGAGTGAATCGCGTTGATTTCACGCCTCGTCATCGGAAGCCTCCAGCGATTCGAGGGTCGGGATGATCGTGTTCGCCCGACCGTCGCGCCACTCGACCCAGCCGCGCTTCCGCAGCGGTCGCAGGTGGCACAGAGCGCCCTCGGGCGATGCGAAGCCAAACGCCACGCAGATGTCTCGGACGCCGCACCCGATACGCTCGCGGGCGTGGTGGTCGCGGACCCACCGCCAGACCTCGCGCTGGCGTTCGGTGATAGGTGGGAGCGTGGTGGCGGTCATGTGCGAGCCTCCTCCTTGAGTCTCAACGCCGTGGCAAGCGCAGCGGTCGTCCCTCCCGAGTTGCGGTCACGCTGCCAGACCGCGTACTCGGCGTCGGTCATGTTGCGACCTGCGTCGGAGCGGTAGAACCGGCGACGAGCAGGATCGACCGGTGGCGGGCCCGCCGGGCGGTTGCCGGGCTCGCGGTGCGTGCCGCCCTTGTCCTGACACCGCTGGAGCCACCCGACGAGGAACCGCCGCCAGTTCCGCTTCCCGCACCGCTTCGGATTCGCCCGCAGCCACGCGGTAGCCTTGGCGAGCTCCTGGTCGAGGGCCGCACCGGGGAACGCCGTGGCCCACTCGGAGCGGTCGGCATCCGTGATTCCCTGCCACCCGTCGTCCGCAGACCACGAGACGGCAGGCTTCGCCCGCGATCGAGACGGCGTAGCCGGATCGTTCGTGGGAACCGGCGCAGCCGGTATTTCTTCTTCTGTATTCTCCTCTCCTGTACTGTCCTGTGGTCGCGCTTTTCGCGCACGATAAGCGCACGCCCGTCGCGCGTTTTCCGCACGCGCCTTTGCCGCACGTGAAAAACGCCTTTCCCAGCCCTCGATGACGATGGTGCCGTTCAAAAACGACACCCAGCCGACCCGCTCAACAGCGAGCCAGAACGCCTCGTCACCTCCAGCCACCGCTGCGAGCCGCGCCGGTGTCGTGCGGATCGTCCCGTCAGCGGTGTTCATGGACGCCCACGACCACAACTGGATGAGACGATAGACGACGACCTCAACAGGTTCGCCAGTCTCGTCCACCAGCTCTAGCACCTCGGGCTTCGTGCCCAGGTTGCAGTCGATGGGAATCCATTCACCGGCCATCCGTTCCTCGCCTCTCTATCGCACATTCAGATTTCGTAGGGCTCAAATCCCATCTTGATCGCCTCATCGACGCCGATCCTGTACGCCTCAATCACAGCGCAACGAACGACCTTGAATGTTGCCCTTCTGACGCCGTCTTGAAGATGGTCAAAAGAACCAAACGGAATGCGCTTGCTTCCAGATTTGACGCTCACGCCATTGCGCGCTGCATGCCTCACTAGAAAAGGAGGAAACCTATGCTTCAACAAGTTAGAGCGAGCAATGCCACCACGGTGATGAAACGGAGTGAAACGAGCCACGTACCGCATCCAAAACCTAGCGCCCGGCGGGCGGCCATTACGGCAGAACAACTTGGGTTTTCCATCAACCTCAGTCGCTATCAATGCGGCAACTGTCACTGCTCGATCGTGGTCGATAAACGACGAGTAGGATTTTTTCCTGATTTTTCGCGCAAGCGCCACTACCAGTGGAAACTTCCTGCCTTCGTATCCACGCACTCGCTCAGCATTGAGAACAACGTTTGCTGAGTCGATTACACGCAGGCCATAGTCCCTGCGAGGGCAACGCCCAAAATTCCTCGGCGGCTTCGCAAGAGACACGCCGTTGCAGTGCTTGACATACAGGGCGATCGCAGCAGCGTCGTTTTTGTCGTCTGATTTGTCTGTCGTGACAATCAACGGAAACCTGTTCGCTGCCCACGCGCGAGCCCTCGGACCTGAGTGGTAATGCGGGAACAAGCGAAGCGTTACGCCATTTTGCTCCAAAAGGCAGTAGATGGCCGTGAGCTGCTGGGCCGTGAAAAACTGAGCCAGAGATCGGTCTGTCTGAGGTACTGCGAGATGAGCCCATTCGCACACGACTAGGCAACCGCGCTGAATTGAAGACAGCCAAGTCATTTCTCCGCCAAACGGAACCGCGACGTGCTTTCCGGTGCTCGAAAAGTAGGCGCACATCCCTTGCTTTCCAAAGTCAATTCCAATGACATCCGCGTGCAGGGATGGACAGCACCAAGAACGATCGGTGCATGCTTCATCAATGCACGCGACGGCTGAAACCATCTCTTCTTGAAAAAGAGGTAAGTTGAATTCCATGGTTTCACCAAAAACAAACTGGCGACGCGTCAAGAGGACAAAAGCGACCAATGCCGCACGCCTGGAAAAGACGCGCCGCCAGTAATGCACGAACGGAAAATCGCCTTGCGGCAAACGGTTACAAAAGCATTGCTGGCGGCGCGTGTGCGACTACACGTGCCCAAAACAGCATTACTACTGACGCAGCCAAAAGTAGTCGCAGTTATCATCGCGCCACCCTCCACACCACCGCCATCCGCCCGCTCGCCGTCTTCCTCGTCCCATCCGCCACCACGAACCCGCGCCTCGCGAGCTCGATCCGCCTGGGCCGCTGCGTGCTCGGGTTCATCCCGAGCCGCCGCTGCATCTCTTCATCCGTGAGCCCGCCCGGCGTCGCCTGTAGCAGTTCGAGCACGCGACGCTGCATCGCGTTGAGCGTGTCGCCGTCGAGCGAGTCAGCCGCCGCCGCCGAGGTCACGCTGCCGCGAGCCGATGGCGGTCGCGGAGCGAAGAGGGGTAGGTCGGCGCACCGCGAGATCGTGTCGAGGTGGAAGAAGTCGTTGCTCATGTTCACGTCCTTGTGTATTGGCGGCGTGACGTGCCGCTGACGGTCGAGTCACCGCCGGAAGCAGGCGGCCTCGACTGCGGTGGTTACTCGCGACTCGCCGCGACGCGACCCATGCAGCCGGTATGGAGCAGCCGCTGCGGCCAGGGCGGGCCGGTGTGTCTCCTCCTAGCCGTCGCTCATTGGTCCAGGTTTGCCGCATCGATCGCCTGTGTCTCGACGAGGCGGTTCGTAGGCGTGCAGCCTCTCGACCGCCTTAGCCAAGTCGTCCTCGGCCCATTGCCGCCGCCGGTTCGCGTTGGCGACACCGTTGCCCAGGTCTCGCACATACGCCGCCATCCGCTCGCAGCCGTGGCGCTCCAACTCGGACACGACGACATCGAGCGTGATCGTCAGCGGCTCCTCTCGCTGGCTACGTCGCATCTGCCACCTCCTCGCTCACCGCGAACCTCAGCCGCCTCGCCTGCTTGTTCATCGCCAGCGCGATCGCCTCGATCCGGTCGGCGAGCGACGCGAGCGCCGCCGCCTCCGTCTCGTGCCACGTGTCGTCGCGACGCCAACGGGTCTGACCCTGCTCGACCCACTCGCCGCACTCGGTGACGGTGCCGTACCACGACAGCGTCGAGTGACCGGTCTTCGCGTCCACCCTGCTCCCGAGCTCGGCGCGGTAGAGACGTTGCCCTTCCATCGGAGACTCCTTTCAGAACGGGACGACATCGTCGTCCAGGCTCGCCGTGACCTTCGCCGCCTGCGTCCTCGGCTTCGCCGCCGCCTTCGGCCGGGCGTCGCTGGTCCGCTCGATGTACCGCTTCACGGTCGCCGAGACCTTCCCGGCCTTCGACGTGTAGTGGCTGAGCTCCACCTCGATCGTCTGACCGATCACGTCGTCGGGCGTGAGCGACAGCGTCTCGCCGTGCGGGATGATGCCGATCGCCGCCGCGAGCTGCTTCGCCCGCCACGCGAGCGACTTCGACTGCGGGAGGTCGTCGAAGACGAACTTGAACCGCCCTTCGAGGTCGCTGAGCCGAAGCTTGAGGCAGAATCCCTCCGGGTTGTCGTCGCTCCGCTTGTACTCGTTCGGTCCCTCCTCGGCGTGCTTCACGATCATCGCGTGCTTGCCGACGGGCATGATCTGCCGCTCGGTCGTCGCCACTGCGGGCGGCGCGTCGAACTGCTCTCCGATGTCCCACTGCATGGGTTCTGTCTCCTGGGTTCCGTCCTCACTCAGCGGCAGCACCGACTGCCGTCTGTCCGTCCACGCGAGAGGTGATCGCATCCGTCAGCGACTCCCACTCGGCACTCGTCAACTTGCCCTCGGCGAGCAGGGCATCGATCCGCTTCGTCGTCGCCTTGAGCCGCTCGGGCTCGGCCGTCGCCACGAACTCGCGGATCTGTGCAACCAGCGGGTTCGGTGCAGGCGTGCCGCCAGCGAGCCACTCGGCGAACGCCTTGCCGGTGTCCACGCTGATCGGCTTCGGATCGCCGCCGAAGATGCCCGTCCTGTCCTTCGACGCCACCGCGAAGTGACCGTCGTGGACGAGGTCGATGCACGTCGTGAATTCGTATTCGACGCCGTCCCTCGACTCGACACGCATCCCGAGCTTCACCACCTTCTTCCGCCCGTGATCATCGACCTGGGCCGTCTCGGTCTTCGACCGGCCCGTGGCGATGATGTGGGCCGATGACCGCAGCATCCGGTCGATGAACGCCCGGTGACGCGGCGTGAGCTCGCTCCACGCCGACCACGTGTTGCCCTTGAACTTCGCTCGTGCGATCTCGTCCACGAGCTCCAGGCACCCGCCCTTGCCGTTCCACTCGTGGCTGATCGAGTCGATCACGATGCAGTCGGCACCGGCCGCCTCGGCGGCGTCGATCGCCTCGATGTACGCCTCTGGCGTGAACGGCGGCACGAGGTCGATCACCTCGAAGTCGTGCAGCCGGTCATAGAGATCGCTCGAACCCTGCTCGGTGTCGATGACGATCGTCCGCTGACTACCGAGCCCCTTCGCGACGAGCAGTGCCCCGTAGGTCTTGCCGCTGCCGCTCGGGCCGGTGAGCAGGAGCCGCAGCTTCGTGGCGCTGCGGCGAGCCTTTCTGATCTGAACCATTCCGTTTCCTCGCTTTCGTGCGTGTTGTCGTCCGTCAGTCAAAACCCGCCGCGTCCCCGTCCTGCGTCAGCGGCGGCGTGCGTCCATGCTGTCGGGGTTCCACCCCGTCTCCTCGTGACTCAGAACGCCGCGATCGCGTCCACGTCGATCGCGTAGTGCTCGCGGCCACCGCCGGGCTTGTGGTGGACGACGTGGTACGTCGTGTCGGTCAGAACCTCGATGACGACGCAGCGACGGTGCCCGTCGGGGAAGGCGACGTTGACGCTGTCGCCGACGGCGTAGGTCGAGACGAGGCGACCGTTGACCCAGCGGCCCTCGCCCTGGGCGGGCGAGCCGTAGAGCTCGGCGAGGTACTCGCCTGCTGCGTGGGCCTCGGCGTCGCCGGGGTGGGAGTCGATTGACGAGATCGCGTTCATGGGGGATGCTCCTGTTCGTGGGTGGGTGATGGTATACGGGCGTTCACTATGGTCAAGGGGCGACCACCAAATCGGTAGTGGCAGTGGCGAAACATCATGGTGCGGTGGGGAAACTTTTGTCAACCAGCAGCCCCGGCGGCGAGGATTCGCAGCACGAGGATGGCGATATCGAGCCAGATCTGAAGGGTCATGTTGGGCCTCCTTGCCCGGTGGTAGTGGGATCAAACCGTCGCGGCGGTCGCCGCTCGAATCAGGGCGAGCGCCTCGCGGGCCTCGTCCTTCGTGTCGTAGGTGCCGACGCTCCAGCGGTCCTCGCCACGCTGGGCGAGGATCTCGAACCAGTAGCACGTGCCACGGCTGCGAGGGTCGGAGATCTTCACGATGCGGTAGGTGGTGGTCACGGCGTCGTCCTTGTGTGCGTGGTGGAGTTGCCCGTCGGCCCGATTGCCGACGGGCGAAGTAGTGGGTCAGGCGATCGCCGCACGTCGCGGCAGCTCGCGGTAGCAAACGCCGCCGTTGATGAGCCGCTTCTCGCCGTCGTCCCACACCTGATAGAGGTAGGTCGCACCACGCTTGCCGCGAACGACGCACTGCGTGTGGCATCCGTTCGCACGAACGGCCGGGCCGACGCCGCAAACCTCAAGAATGCGGTACTCGCGTCCATTCACAGTCACGATCATGGGGTTGTTTGCGGCGTCCATCGTTTCGTCTCCCGGTTGGCGTGTCGTCAGGTCTCATCCGCCTGACACCCACATAGTAGCAGTATCGAAACTACGGTCAAGGGGAGTCCAGAAAAAAATCCGAAACGGCGTTTCCGCCGGGGATTAGCGGGACTTCTTCCGCTTGGCGACCTTCCGGTGACCGGCGGCGGGAGCCTTTTTCCGGTTCGCCGTGGCCCTGGTCGAGAGCGTCTCGCGGAGGGCTGTCGCCGAGCTCTTCAGAACGAGCCAAGCTTTGCCGTTGACCCGCCAGCCGTCCACTCGACCGCCGCTTGTGCGGTCGCTCGTGATCTTCCCCGAAGCGTCTCGGGGCAGGGAGTGGTCGAGGATTCGACGTAGGTACTGCGGCGTGCAGCCAGCGATTTCCGCCGCTTTTTCCACGGGAACCCAGTCATCCTGCACAGCCATCGCGATCATGCCTGTATCGTAGTTTCGGTAACGCAACGGGTCAAACCGCTACGTCGCCTTGCCCGTAGCCCCGAAACCCACCTAAGTTTCAAGTCCTACGGGCGATCTTTTGAGCGGAGGGCATGGTAGACAGAGGTTCCGGTGGTCGCCCGTATACTAGTCCCATCTAGATACGGAGGCGTGGCGATGACTCTGCGTGATCTACTCTCGGTGTACTCGACTCGGCATGGGCTCAAGGACCGCACGACGGCCCTTCTGTCCTCTACGCTCGACCGGTTCGATGCGTTCCTCGGGCGACCGGCGACGCTCGATGACCTCGACGACATGACGCTCGCCCGGTTCGCGAAGTGGCGAGCCGAGGATCGTCACTGGAGGAACAAGCCGCCGCGACCGGCGACCGTCAAGAAGGACATCGCTCACCTGTCGGCGCTCTGGACGCACGCCGCCAAAAAGCGACTGACGCGATCCGACGGCGTACTCATCGAGCACCCAGACCTGCCGCGAGGGTTGGTCAAGGTGAGCCTGCGACCGCCGAAGGGGTACAGGTTGGAAGAGATCGACGCGCTGGTCAAAGCCGCCAGACGCAGGCGGGGCGATGTCGGCCCGGTCCCGGCGTGGTGGTTCTGGGTGACCATCCTTCAGGCCGCGTGGCAGACCGCCGAGCGCATCGGCGGGCTCCTCGCCCTCCGCTGGCGAGACGTTGATCTGGACGCCCGGCGGATCACGTTCGACGGCGCGACCCGTAAGGGCGGCACGAAGACCATAGTGCGGTCGATCACGCCAGAGCTCGCCCGCCTGCTAGGCAAGCATCGGCGAGGCGACGACGAGCTCGTCTGGCCGTGGTTGGAGCACCGCCTCCCGGCATCGCTGTGGATCTCGCTGCGGCTCTTGGGCCAGACGGCGGGCGTAGCCGTCCACGGGTTTCACGCGATCCGCAAAGCAGCGGGCAGCTACGTCGCGGCTGCGGGCGGCGACGCCACCGAGTACCTGTCGCATTCAGACCCGTCCACGACGCGGCAGCACTACCTCGATGCCGGGATCGTCGGCGGTGCGGACCCGCTCGACCTCCTGCCCAAGCTCCCCAGCGAGCGACGTGCGTCCCGCCCAGCCCCGCCCCCAGCCCCTGAGCCGCCCACGCCTGCACGGGCGTCCAGCGGCCCCGTAGAGGCTGGTGCAGCGGTCGGGCGGTCGATGGCAGCCCGAGGGCTCGCGTGCCCGCCTCGGGCTCAGCACGACGCCCTGGCGGCGGCTGCGGGCGTCGAGCCCGAGGACGTGGGGGCGTTCAGTCGGGGGCTGCTCGAAGGGTGGGTCAGTGGGCAGGGGGATGCGGCCTAGCCGCCACTACTTGGTCTGCCCATCGTCGGATGCCGCCGGTACGCCGCGACGCTCTTCGCGTCCACGAGCCACGCTCGCCCCACGCGGGTCGCGCGAATGACGCCGTCAGCGATGAGCCGCCGCATGTGCCGGTCGGTCACGCCAGCACGACGGGCGGCCTCGGTGACGCTGAGTATGTCCGGCGTGGACTTCACTGCGACTACTCCTTTTCGGATGCAACGTCCTTGCCGCAGTCAAAACCCATCGACCATCCAAGATTGAACGCGACCTCGAAGACTTCGCCTCCGACGCTTTCCTCAGACTGGTCGTCGATGTCTTCAATGATTTGCCCTGAGTGCATAAAGAAAAGAGCCGAACACACAGCCGAGGCAAACTCGCAGACACCGATGCGATTCATGTCGCTACGCAGTGCATCACGCAACCTCAGAAGACGACAAGACACATCGTCAGCGGTGTTCGACTCGGGACTCAAGTAACCATTCTCGCAGAAGAATGGGGCCAAGATTTTGACAGCCTCCAAAAAAACCTTCCTTTGCGCTGTCAATCGGCGTCGTGCTTTCTTCGATTTGCTCATCGTTCATCTCCCAGTGATGACCGAACTATATCCGACACCGGACATATAGGAAGATGGACTGAGAAAAGATTTTTCGGGGAGGCGGTTTTCATCGGGGAAAACGGTGCTTTCGCCCGACAGACCGGGGGCGGCGCGAGCGGAGGAGGACTCGCGCCGCCGCACCCGGCCGCCATGGTCAGTCGTGCGGGTGCCGCCACCAATCGTCGCTCGCATCCTCCGAGAGCCGATCGACGATCTGCTGTAGCGACGCGACGATGCTCGTGAAATTTCTGTTGCAGTGGTCCGCGTTCTGGTTCGCCGATTCCACGAGCGTCTTCATCGACTCGGCCATCGTGCGCTGATTCACCGCCATGATCGAGACGACCGACTCCAGCTGCTCGATGCGTCGCCGCAGGTCGCCGAACATCACGCATCCTCGCTCTGGAGCACGGCGATGATCGCGAGGAGGCGAGCCCGCTCCGCGAGCAGCCGGATCACGTCGCCAGCGAGCGTGCCGCTCGTGCCGGTGTAGGCACCGCTGAACCGCCGGGCGCGGTGCTCGATCTGCGCGAGGTCGTCCTCGGTCAGCGGCGTGTGCGAGTCACGCTTCGGCATCGCGGCCCTCTCGGTGTAGGAGCAGGGCGAGCAGTGCGTAGGACGCGAGGTCGAAGAGGTTGTCTTCGAGCGACTCGTTCTCCAGGCGGCCCGTGGCGTTGTACGCGGCGAGCCTCGTGACCTTGTCGGAGAGCCTGACCATCGCGCCCTTCCACGACGGGATGCCCACGAACTTCGCCCCGTTGCGGATGTTGGCGAGCGGATCTTCGCCACTCGGGCACCCGTAGTCTCGGCTCTTCCGCCGGTGCATTTCTTTCAGCGAGTCGCAGAGATCGAAGAACGCCTGACTCGTCGGATGCGTTTCCCGTGCGACCCGCGCGGGCCTCGCCTCTTCGACGAGCCGGGCGAATCCCTTCACCGCCTCGACCCGCGTGGCGTAGTCGGGCGGCGTCCACTCGGCGTACGTTTCGGATTGCGCGGTGGGCTGGGCGATCTGCCCCAGCTCGGCCGCGTCGCTCAGAACCCGCGTCGCCGCCTCCAGCGCAGGCTGGCACCCCGCGAGGCGTGACTCGACGGCGTTGCGGAGGGCGGCGTTGGCGGCTTCGAGCGTTGCTTCGGTCATGTCTTTCCTCGGAGGTCTCGATCGCAGAACACTGGATAGGCTCGCGTCACCTCGCGCCGATGGTGATCGACGACGAATGCCGCCTGACACGGCGGCTCGTATGACGCCTTGATTCGCACAGAGTAGGCGCTCGGTCCAATCACGCTTCCGTTCGTGACGTAGCGGCCCGATCGGCTCCACGAGAACTGGTGCCAGTGCCCGAGGCACGTGAGGTCCGCGCGTCGCGTCGAGTCCCACGCGGCGATCGCCTTGTTCAGCGGGACGTGGATACCGCCGATGCCGCCTTGGTACCTGACGGCGTGACCGTGCATGAACCGGATCGTGAACCCGTCGAGATCGACGTAGTTGAGGTGCCCTTCGCCTACTCGCCACGTGACGTTCTTCCGCGACTCCGCAGCCGCCATCGTCACGTAGAGGTGGTGCTCGTAGGACGTATCTGCCTCGTTCGTCCTGAGCTTCTCGGTCGTCCTCCCGTGGTTGCCGCACGACGTGACGACGAGCACCTCGCTCGCCGTGTCGCTCACGGCGTCGATGAATCCACGCAACCGCTCACCGATCCACCGGAGCGCCGCGAGCGGGTGGAGGCTGTTCTCCTCGGCGAGCTCGGGGTGGATCATGCCCGAGATGAGATCGCCGCCCAGCCAGACGACGACGCGATTGATCCGGCACAGTTGCCGCTCGTGTTCGAGCAGGGCGAAGAACCGCTCTGAGAGCTCGGAGAGTCGGGCGTCGCACACGTCTAGGTCGAACGCATTGAGCCCGTTTACGGTCTCGGGCCGCACTGTCTCTTCACAGTGGATGTCCGAAAGCAGCACGACCATCGTCGCGGGGTGCCGCTTGCCCTTTACGCTTTTGGTTAGCGGGCGCTTCGCCTCGATGCCCTTGAGCCCCACGAACGCGTCGGCACGCTCACGCTCGCGGTCGATCTGAGCGAGTGCGGATCGGTAGCGGCCCTTGAGCGCAGCAACCTCGGCACGAAGCCGTGCGACCTCGGCGTCGGCTGCGAGTTGCTCGGCCGTCGCGGCGGCAGTGATGACGCTGTCGGTCAGTGAGTCTTTCGCGTTGCGTTGAGCCAATGCTCGACTCCTTGAACGCCGCTGACATGAAGCCCACGCTCACGACACGTCTCGATGATTGCCCGAGCGAGCGCCCGTTTCTGGATGGCGATCTCGCCGTTCGCCCACCTCGCACGCAGCGACTCCAGTTCAGCGAGCACGTCGGGCGGCAGCTTGCAGTGCCACGCGACGAATCCCGGTTGATAGTTGGCGGCTCGCCCGAGAACGTCGTCCGCAATCGAGACACGCTTCGCCTTACTCGCCACGAGGCACCTCCCGATATCGCAGGATCTGCCAGAGGACACGACGCTGGACGCGGGCCAACTCGGTCACCGTCTCCTCGCTGATCGTGGAGCCGAGCACCGCATGGGCGATCTCGTGGAGGACTGTTTCGAGACGCTGCCCGCCGGTCAATCGCTCATCGACGAGCATCTTCGGCGGGCGCTCGTCGTAGCATGTCCAGCCGTCGGCGCGGCCTTTCAGCCGCGTGAAACGCAAGAGCCACCGCTGGCCCGCGATCGTGATGTCGTGATCATCCGCCACGGCACCCGTCCTCCTGCGTCCATGGTGGATAAGGTGTCAATTCAACGCCCGGCCGCTTTGTCTCGTAGCCCTTGGTTCAAGATCGGGCTGTTGGCTATTGACTGCGCCAGAGCAGCCACGTCGGCCTCCGTGACCGGATGCGGCAGAACAGCGTCCAACGCTCGGTTCGTCGCCGTCTGGATTGCAGTCGTGATCCCCTCTCCAATCGCATCGAGTTTGTTTTTTCTTGCGGCGCAGCCGCAGTCGCCGATGAGTTTCTTCACCCGCTCCTCGGTGACTCCGATCGTCGAGAGCCCAGAGGCGATCCACGACCCGAGCCTCGCGGGCGGGATTTTGATGCGTCCGTGCGCCCATGCGTCCAAGTGAGCACGCGCCATTTCCTCGATCGTCTGGCAGTTGCGGTAGTGCGGCAGCGACTTTGCAATGAAACCGCAGCGAGTGCAGCGAAGCGTCTCGTTGTCGAAGTGGCACAGCATGACGAAGGCTCTCCGTCTATACCGAACGACTCACCGTGTGCGTCACTGAATCCCCGCCGCACGATATGCGAAAGACCACGCCTTGCCCGACGGGCCACGACCGCAAGGCGATGATCTCAATCAGCCCAGCCTTGTCGCCCTGCGTGACGTATCGCACGGTGGCGTTCTGCTCACCGGATAGCAGTTCGACAGACACTACGCAGCCAGCGCACGGCAGCGCTCTGGGTTGTGCGAGGTTGCGGACGAAAGACTGGTCACCGCACAGCACAGCGTCGCCGGTTCCCGCTCCAGTAAAACCGCTGCCAAACTGCGGCGCTAGGTAGATGCAGTCCCCCTCCAGCGGCGATGCTTGCGTCGTGCTCGAAGCCGTTGAGCCGTACAGCGCGAGCGGATTGGTCATCGTGCAATTTTCGGCGCGGGTGATACTTGCTGTCCCCACGTACGTTGGGGTTGACGACACATCTCTTTCCGCCACGAGTCGCGGAACTCGCAGGCGTGACGCGCCGAATGTCTGCGACAACGAGACGCCGCTTGCGTCGCACGTTCTTGTGATGACAGCGCCGCCCGCCGGGACGTTATTGACGCTCCAGTTAGAGCACAGCAGTCGGGGCTGCTCTGAGTACTCAGGGGTCGGCGTGACGCTGACAGAAAAACTGAACTGCATGGGAGACAGGCGGCCCATCCTCGCAACGAACCCGCCATTCCATATGAACACTTCCGGCGGCAGGCCAGAAGTGCCGGGGAATTGCCCGTTGAGAGTTTCCGCTGCCGTTGCATTGCTAAAGTCAACAGCCAGCGGCCCAGATGCGTCGCATGAAATAGGTACTGTCTGTTCGGCAGGGACAGTTATCCGCAACCAGCGTTGGTCGTGTTGCGCGTTCAGCAGGCACTGCGTCCCGCTGGTCAAGACCACTGGCGCGAAATGATTCCCGCTGGTCACAGCATGCAAAGTTTGCGCAGATGGAGGGGTGGCCCTGAACGTAAGCGCGCCGTTTTGAACAAATACATTGGCAGCCAGAGAATCAACGCTCGTTCCTGAGAAAGAAACTGTCTTTGTTGTGAAGGACACATTGTCAGAACTAATAAGAGCGCAAATGGCCGCAGTCGATGACGCAGTGTCAATGACATCGCATTCGCCTTCCCATGAACGAATGAGCGATAGGGCGGGAACGCACACGTCCGAGAACGCTTGCAATAATCCACCCTGACATGCGCGAACAATTGTCAAGTCGTACACCGAATGCTCGCCGCCGCCTGCAAGTTCGATGACCCACCCGGAAGAACCGTCCGGCCCTGTTGTCGAGAAAGAATTTCTGTAGGGTCCGTGCTCGATGTTCCACAGCATCGTCAGCCCGGAGTAAAAACTGCTTGCCGACGCGGCAGGCGACAGTATCGCTACGCCACGCCTTCTGTAAGTAGGTCTCCATGCGGTTATGCACTCGCCTAGTGCCCGCATTGCGATCTTGGCGGGCACGCACGATTGTGTGCCGATAGGAGAGGCGCGGAATGCCTCTGGTGGCGTCAGTTCGCAGAACTCTGGGTAGATGCCGAGGGCAATGCCAACCTCCAGCCGATTGGCCGCAATGCCACACAGGATGTTGTCTGCGAGCATCCGCAGTCCACAGGTGCCGATTGACAGCGACGAGTCGCCGTTTAGGAATCCAGTCGCCGTTGCGTCGTCGAGGTAAATCCTTTCTGGAAGTGCCCCGCACGATAGCGTGCCTGCCTGCAACCGAACCGCTACGGTCTGCTGTAGCGGAGTGACGGTTGCCAGCCGTGACACAGACCATCCGGTATAGGCACTGCCGGACGCCAGCGTCGCTGACGTGCTCGTCTGGCTCAGTTGAAACGAAGCCCACCGTTGCAGGCCAACCGGAGACAGCGTCACCACCTCGTCGTGGGTGATAGCGTCTGTCCACTGGTTGACGTTCAGAATCAGCCTGTTCTGACCGTGAATGTCTTGCCCAAGTGAAGAGGAGACTCCCGACTCCTCTTGAGTGGCAACACCTGTCACGGAAACATCGACCTGCAAGTGCCATTCAGGGCCGAGCACGTCGTAGACCGTGGACGGTGGGCTTACCGGCGAAGGACGAACAAACCTCCAGACCTGCGAGCGAGTCTCGCCGACTGGCGTTCGGCTTGCTCCTTCGGCAGACAAACTTAGCCGAACCGTGACACGCACCTGAGAGGAAACGCGATACACCTGTATAGGGTGCGTCGGAAACGACCCAGCGCCTCTGCCCTCCATGCCGCCCAACGAAAGGACGCTGCCCAGCGACACGCGAATGTCACCGCCAACCGGCGGCGAGGTGCCGAGCGTTGCCACCCGAAGGCATCGGTCCAACTGAAGCCCCCACGGGCACTGGTCTTCGTTTTGGCAACACGGGCTGCACGCGCCAAACAAAAACCCGAGCGGGTACATCCCGGCAGCCATCAGCCAGATGCCAGCGACGATAAGCGAGAGAGGTTCGTCGATCATGTTGCGGTACTGCACACCGCCGCGATGAGGAACCACGCCGTGCCGTCCTTGGCGATCGCACAGTCGCCCGAGCCAGATGGTGCGGGGACGGCGGCGAACAGGTTGATCGCCGATGCCGTGTTTGGCGTAGCCGTCTGGTACTTGAACGTGACCGTTTTCGTCGCCCCAACCGACCACGCACCGCTGAAAGTAGCGATGCGGAACGTCTTCCGCTGCTGGGGCGGCGGCACCGTGTCGAACCGCAGCGGGCTCTCGGAGCGATCACCGATCTCGACGCGACGTACGGCGCTCGCGATCCGCTCGGCAGACGAGCGATCGAAGATCACCGGGTCGGCCACGACTCAGTCCTCCAGCACCTGGAGCATGAGGCGACCGGTAGACGCTGCCTTCGCGGCGTAGTTGCCGGGAGCAAGGCGAAAGAGGGCGGCATCGCCGGGACGCAACCGCACCGTCTCGTGGAGCGTCGTGCCGTCGAGGCGACCGAACGACACCGTGGCGGTCTGGTTGGTGCTCGTCACGAGCGAGCGGGCGAAGCAGAGCCCGAGCGTCGAGGCGGCACTCGTCACGAACTGGCTCGTAGCCGTCGTGAGATCGAGCGTCGCCGCGAGCACGCCGGTCGTGCTCATGTCGGTCGTGATGCCATTGGCGAAGAACTGCTGTACGAGAGCGCCACGCGAGGCGCTCACCTGCACGTTGTACGTGATGTCTGGCACTGGAGCCTCCTACGCTGGCGGGGAGCCGAAGTACGAATTGAAGTCCACCTCGCGGTGGACGCGACGTGTCAGGATCGCGGGAGCACCGAGCGTCTGGTTGCCGTTGCCGTCTAGCCCGACCGGGCCGGGTGATGCGACCCACTCGGCGTTCTGGAAGTCGAACACCATTGCGCGACGCTTCTGCCCACCAGCGAGGAAATTGAATCCCACGTCGGGCAGTTGCAGCGGCCACCCCGTCTGGCGAAACAGAAGCTCGACCTTGACCGCCCAGAAGCGATGGAGCGTCCCGCCGTACTCCTCAAACCGGAGTTCGCCCGAGATGCCTTGGCACTTCCAGCAGTGCGTCGCACCACCGATCCACGTCGTCGAGTTGATCGTGTTCGTGAGCGCGATCGCCAGCGACGAAGGAAACGTGGCGCGGTTCTCGGATATCACCACCTTGCACTGCGCCTCGTCTGAGGTCAGCGACTCGAAATAGTCGAAGGCCGAGTTGGTCAGCGGCTTCGTGGATGCGTTGCCTGATTGATCGTAGTAGAAGAGCGCGGGCACGGTCGCGCCCTGCGTGGTGAACGTCCACAACGCCGGTCGGCTCGTCGGTGCCGCGAGTTGATCGAGCCCGCCGCTTGGGAAGCCGTACTTCGCGGTGAGGAGCGAGTGGTACTGCGAGCCTTCGTAGTTCTCTTCGTACTCGATCTCGACGCACCGTACGTCGGCATACTCGGGATGCGCGGTGCCGATGTCGAGCGACAGTGCGGTCGCCACCTCGTTCGCCGTCGTCGCCTGCCCAGACGCGTCGTGCGTGATGACGAACTGCCGCGTGAGGTCGCGTGCCTCGCCGAGGCGGAACTTGTTCGAGCGCGGTAGCTCGCGATGATGTGCGACGCCCATCAGCCGACTCCTCCACCAATCTGGACGACGGGACCGGCGAACTGTGCCGAGATCGCCACGAGCGTGTCACGAAGTTCCGTCAGCCGCCGTGTCTGGAGGCGAGCCTCGATGAGCGCCGGGTCTTGCTGATTGGCGGCGAGGTTGAGAAACAACGCAGCACCCTCGGCGGTGCGAATGTCGTTGCCCTGGATGACGCCGCTGCCGAGCGTGTTGAGTTCGCGAATGCGGGCGACCTGCCGCTGGTTCTCTGCTTCGATCGCCTTCGCCTGCTCTTCTAGGTATTTCTGCTGGGCTTGCTGGGCTTGTTGCTGTTGCTGCTCCAGTTGCTTCAGGTATTGCTCGCGTTGCTGCCCGAGTTGTTGCTCCAACTGACGACGACCGCTCGCGATGTCCCGCTCCTGTGCGGCGACTTGGTCGAGTTGCCCGAGGCGAACGATCCCGGCGTTGACCTGCTCCTGGTTCCCTGCGGCACGGGCCGCCTGCACGTCAGCCTGGACGCGACCGATCTCACGCTCCAGTTGAGCGAGGTTCTGCGCCGCCGCGAGGCGTTGCTGATCGCCACCGAACCGGGCGAGCAGGAACCGCTGATCGACGAGTTCGTTCACCTTCGCCCGCTCGTCGGCGACCGCTTTGACGTTCGCGAGTTCCTGCTCGAAGAGTTGCTGCTGCCGGGCGACCTCGGCCTCGAACGCCTCGCGGTTTAGGATGCCGTCACGAGCCTGCTCTTGCGCGGCGGCGATGCCTTCTTGCAACCGCACGGAGGCGTCAAAGCCAGCCTGCCCGAACTGCTGAGCCTGCTCGGCGAGGCGGTTGAAGTTCTGGCCCGTCGCCTCGAACGCCTTCTCGAAGCCGCCCTCGAACCCTTGGGCTGCGGCTTGCAGTTGCTCGTCGAGTTGCCCTTGGAGACGCCGCAACTCATCGAGCCTCGCTTGAGCGGCACCGCTGTCACCGGCACCTGTCTCGGCGATCTCCTGCTGCACGCGGGCGATCTCGCGTTCGACAGCAGACAGGTCGTCGATGATCTTCTGCGAGGCGTCGGTGGTCTTGAGGAGCGAGTCAATTCGCTTTCCGTCAGCGTCAGCCTGTTCGCGAGCCGCCGTCACCGCCTCGGTACGCAGGGCGAGCTCCTGCTGAATCGCCGCGTTGACGCCCCCTTGCAGTTCGTTGATGCGAGCGATCTCGTCTGCCGTGAGCTCGCCGTCTTCTTGCGCCGCAGCGACGGCCGCCTCGAACTCACGCATCAGTCCGGTCACACGGCTGGACTCATCGACGATCCCATTGAAGAACTCGTCGAACGCCTCGCGAGTGGCGTCGATGTTCGTATTCACCTTGAACTCAGGGGATCGTGCCGCTTCGATCCGGCTCCTCATGCCCTCGATAAACTGCTCGGCCGGGCCTGCCGCCGCAGCGTCGCCGTCGGTTCCATTGAGCAACCGATCGGTGGCGTCGCCGACACTAGACGCTGCGTCGATCAGTTCCTGCGCGTTCTGATCGAGTGCCGCCTGGCTCGCTGCAACCAAGTCACGCCCGAACGCTTCGAGGTCCGAGTCAAGATACGATCCGATCGCTTCGAGCGCCTTGCCGAGAGCAAGGGCGAGAGAGTTTCCAGCAATCTCGAACGCATTGAATGCCGCACGCAGCCCTTCGTAGACAATTGTGAAGACTTCGCCGGTCGCCTGAAAAACAGCAGCGGCATCGACGAGCACCGTGGATAGGTCGCCGAACTGCGACACGAACGAGTCGAACACGCCCGCGAGGAACTCGGCACCGTTGAGCAACGTGTCGGTGATCGCATCGGCGATCGCAGTGCCGCCTTCTCCATTAGCGCCGGAGAACGACTCAACGAACGCGAGGAACTCATCGGCGATCGCGGTGACGACCGGCGCGAGATTGCCTGTCACCTGACCGATGATGCCTTCGACCGTCGCCCGCACGAGGTCGAAGGCGTCGTTCATCTTGGCGATGTTCGACACTTGATCCTCGCTAACGATGATCCCGAGACGCTGGGCTCTCGCCGTGAGCTCCTCGACGCTTGCAGCGCCCTCCTTGAACAGCGGGACGAGGGCGGCACCCTGCCGACCAAAGATCTCGACGGCAGCGGCGGCACGGTCGGCTGATGTCGGCAACGCACCGATCGCCGCCGAGATCGCCTCAAACTGCTGCTCGGGCCGCAGCCCGCGAATCTCGGCGAGCGAGACACCCACCGAGCGGAGCGTCTTGTCGAACGTGCCGCCTGGATCAGCCTTGCCGATCGACACGCCGAGTCGAGTGACCGCCGTGGCGAACTGCTCAGTGTCAACACCAGACAGTTTCGCGGCGAGCCCGAGCCCCTGGAGTTGTTGTACCGGCACGTCGATCCGATTGCTGAGATCGTTCAGCGAATCGAGCGACGTGGACACGCTGGACACGAAGCCGCTGATCTGGCCGGTGGCGCTTCGGATCGCACCGCCAAGCAATTGAAACCCATCGACGATGGCACGGCCGATCTGTAGCCGGGAGATGACCGTGAGTTGACGCGAGATGCCTTGCAACGCCTGGTCGTTCGCTCGCGCTGACGTTGTCGTGCGGTCGAGGTCTTGCCGTGCCCTCTCGGTCGCACGGTTGAATTGATCCTGCGACAGGCGACCGGCTTCGAGGTGCCCTCGCAGTTCTACGATTGCGGCGTCGTACCGCTCTTGCGGAGTGAGACCCGCCTGAATGATTCTGTTCGCCGCAGCCGTGGCGTCGGCTCGCTCTCGCTCCGCGCGTGCCGCAGCCTCGTTCGCACCGCTCGCTTCTGCGGATGCCCGGTTGTATGTCTCCTGCGAGATCGCACCGGCAGCGAGCAATCGATCAAGATTGGCGAGCTCGTCGGCCCGACGTTCCTCGACCGTAGCGAACTGCTGCGTGATGCGTCGCCCTTCCTCCAAGACTCTTTGCCGTTCCTGCTCGGCGCGCGAGGCTGCTTCCTGCACACCGCTGGCTTGCTCCACGGCACGCGTGTATGTCTCCTCCGAGATCGCACCGGCACGAAGAAGATCGTCGAGTTCAGAAAGCCTCGCAGCGCGTCGCTCTTCGTCCGTCTGGAGCGATGCCGTGATCGCGGCACCTCGCCGCAGTGCTTCGACGCGAGCCGACTCCGCTGCGGCTGCGGCTGCTGCGGCTTCCTCGATGGCACGGTCTTGGACCGCGAGTCCAGCGGCGGCACGCTCCGCGTCCGTCAATCCCTTCGACGCCTGCTCGACCGCCCGGTTGTACGTCTCTTGAGAGATCCGCCCCGCTTCGAGTTGCACGGCGAGCTCGCCCGCCGTCCGCTGGAAACGCTCGAACGGAGTCCGCACCGACTCGGTGATTCGGGCCGCCTCGCGGAGCGCGGCGGCTTCCTGCTCCGACGCCTGGGCGAGGTTCGCGAACTCTTCGGCGTACTGCTGGGCGGTGATCTGCCCGGTCTTCAATGCCGAGTTTAGGAACGCGAGGTCGGTGGCGAACTTCTGCTGTGCCGACGCTGCCGCTGTGCTCTCGCCCGTGAACTGCTCGAAGACGCCGGAGAGCTTCGCCGCCTCGGCACCGAGCGTCTGAAGAGCACGCTCTGCGGGCGTGAGCTTCAACTGCGTCGAGTCCGCTGAGATCTTCAGCGCGAGTCCGAGGATGTTCGCCATTAGTCCACAATCCCCATCTCACGCCGTAGCCGAAGGATCGCCTCGCGGTCCTGCGACTCGTGCTGCGGTGGCCGAGCCTTCGGTATGAAGTCCTCTGCGGTCGGCGGCTTGCCTCTCTTCGGATCGGTGTACGGTGCCATCGCGATCGAGGCGAGCAGTCCTGTCTGGAGCCACGGGTCGGACAGCGGAACGAAGTACCTCGTGTATGCCATCCACTCGCTCAACTCCCGCGAATCCATCCGCTCGCACAACTCGCGAACGGTCATTCGCAGATGCCCCGCCAGCGCGAAGAGGAATCGTCGCGATGGCGAGGCGTTTAGTTTTTTGCCAACTGCTCGACATCGGCCTCCGTCATGTTGTTGTGCTTGAGGGCCGAGTCGAACAGCCGACCGACGACTGCACCGCTGCGGCTCGCCAGCGCGACGACCTGGGTGCGGGTGAAGAGCAATTCGCCCTTCTCATTGCAGAGGCAGCGGGCGAGGTACTCGGAGCGGAAGTTCTCGATGCCGGAATCCTTTTTGCCAATCCAGAGCCGTTCGTAGGAGTCACGCTCGCCGACGCTCATCACGCGGATGTACACGTCGCCGCCCCACTCGGGCACGGTGATCGGTCCCATGAGACCGGCGTCGTTACTCGCAAGAATCTGCTCTGCCGTCAGTGTCGCCATGTGTCACTCACCTCACGATGGATACGTAGCGGTCACGCCGACCGTATCCATCACTTTGAAACGGTGGTCAAATTGCCAGACGCCGTTGAGCTCGCCACGGACCTCGGCACCGAGGTAGACGCAGTCAGCGTCGAAGACCGTGAACGTGCTCGACGTGGCAGTGCCTTGGTCGTCCTGCGCCGTCACGGTGAGACGAGCCCGCACGCCGTACTGGCTCTCGGGGACCGCCGTGCGAGTGAACGCAGGCAGCGTGACCTCGCCCAGGTCGAGGCTCCACCGTGCCGTGCGAGCGGCAGGCATATCGCGGACGAGATCGAGCGTGACGCTACTGACCTGCTGGACGGCGGTGCCGCCCCACGTGACAGCAACTCCCGAGACTCGCGTAGCCATGACGGACCTCCGTCACGGTCAGCGAGCCACGGTGATCGTCGCCTGACCACGGATCGCATCGTTCGTCGCGAGCGTCAGCGTGCTCGACGACACGGTGGCGGCCTTGCCGTTGATCAGCGTAGTGCCGCCGGTCGTGATCGTGATCGTGCCCGTCGCCGCGTCGAGGATGATGGTTTTCCCGAGGTAGTCGAACGTGACCGAGCGGCCCGTCCCGCCGTCGTCGGCAGGGATCACGAGCGGACGGCTCAGCGTCGCGAGCGTCTCGCCGGTCGTCTGGCCGAGGTGCCCCACGTCCACGGTCGCCTCGGCGGCAGCGCCGGGGTTCGTGTTCGAGATCACGATGTTGGTCACCGTGTAGACGGTGCCGAACAGGTTGAGGACCGTTCCGGCACCGTCATGGGGAGTCGAGGGATTGCTCACGGATCAGGTCTCCTGCCAAAGGATCGTGTACGTTTGCGTCACCGAAAACACCGGAGGCAGGTCGCCACCTGCCAGCTGTACGAACCCGTCCTGCTCGTTCTGCAAGGCGACGTGTCGCACTGATACTGAGGATGACACGGCGGTCCCCCACCCATCCAGTTTCGACCGGCAGGCGTCAGCCAGTTCCCGCACCGCCTCATAGGTCTCGGCGTAGAGCTCCAAGGCGAGCGTCACGACCGGCAGCCCGCCACGGGTATTGCCGAGCGTCGTCTCCCGGGTGACCGCCTGACGCCGCCACGTCGCCAGCGGGAGAGCCGCCGAAGCCGGGGCGAGGACCGGGTAGATCCGGGTGCCGATGATCGCGGCCACCGTCGCGTCGGCGAGCAGTGCGTCGGCGACGGTCTTTTCGGGACTCTTGAAGGACATCACAGGTTCCCCGTGGCCGAGCGGGTCAGCGTGCTCAGGGCACGCTCCAGCGAGATCCGCAACTCACGCGAGAGGATCTCGGCGACCGTGGTCGAGGTCTGCTCCCACGTCGTCTTCAGCGGCGGCTGGCCGAGGATGCCGCCAGCCCGCAGACCCTTGATCGTGATCGGCGTAGAGGATCGCTTGAAGAACGCCTGCGGGTACCCAGGCTGCGTCTCGACCCGCTGCCCTTCCTCGCCTCGCGGCGGTCGCGGTGTCGGCTTGAGCTTGAACGGCCCCAACTTGTTGAACGACGAGGCGTAGTAGGCGTTCTGCCCGCTCACCTGGTGAGCCCGCACCGTCGTGACGCTGCCGCTGCGGTTGCGTCTGGTGTGCGACTTGCGGGCGTATGGCGTGTTCGAGAGCTTGTCGATAACAGTGTCTTTCGTGCCTTGCTCCAGCCAGAACTGGTGGAACGCACGGTCCGATCCTTTGCGAACTCGACCGCCCTGGGCCGACTCGCTCGCACCCTTCCCCGCACGCTTGTAGCCGAGCAGCCCGACCGCGTTGCCGTCCTTTGAGTACCGCACGATTTTCACCGATGCCGCACGCTTGAGGTTGCCGGTCGGTCCCTCGGGCGTGTTTTGCTTCAGACGCTCCAGCGCTGGGGCGAGCGCCTTTTTCAGCGCTTCTTCGATGATGCGAGCCTTTTCGGGCGGCTCTAGGATGCGACCGATCGCCGCCTGCAACTCTCGCAGTTCGGCGATCTCTGCCGTGATCGTGATTCCTGCGGTCGCCATCAGTCGATATCCTCCACGCACAAGAGCTCGTGCTCGGTGCGGTTGTTGTGTTCGAGCAGGCTCGTGATCTCCAAAATCCGGCCACGCCACGAAAGACGCATCAGTTGCGTCAGCCCCGTCACGTATCGCATCCGCACACGGTGCGTCACCTCGGTCTGCTGCTGCCCGGACTGGAGCACCTCGCGACCGGATAGCCCCTCAACGCTCGCCCATACCTCGGCAAACGTGCCCCACGTTTGCACGGTCTCGCCGATGCGATTCCGCGTGGCTGTCGCCTGCTGGATCGTGACTCGCTCACGGAGCCGACCCGGATCAATCGCCATACATCACCAGTGTGTAGGACGACGTGCCAGCGGTTGCATCCACGCTCACCTGCAGCGAAGTCTCGGTCGATCCGACTTCCGACACGGCACCCTGCTCGGCACGCGACATCACGAGCGGCTTGCCCGTGGCACCGCCGACGCACCTCACGAGCGTTGCGCCGGTCGCTGAGAACACGACCCGAGAGACCGACGAGAACGATACGGCAGAGCCCGACGCCGCCGTGTATCCAGGCGAGGCGAGCGTGATCGTCACGGCTGACGTGCCGCACGTGCCAGAGACGACGGCGATCTTGCCCGACGTGTACTCGTTCGAGGTCTGGAGCGACACGACCTTCGTCGAGGACACGCCGGTAGCCGACGCCGTGTCGGTGAACTGCGAATCGACGATGATGCGTCCGTTCACGTGTAGCTCCCCCACTTCACGCTGTCGAGCAACGCCTTCACCCCGAACGGCATCTCCGAGAGAGACACAGAATCGGCCGCCATGCGTCGCTCATACCACTGCCCGACAAGCATGAGGATCGCCGCCTTGACCCTCGGCGAAACCTTGCTGCCGTCGTCGCCACGGCCGCCCCACCACGTGACCGTGACGCTGCCGTAGTCGAGAAGGTGGCTCGGCCACGATCCGGCGTAGAGCGTTCGCAGCGTGCCAGGCTTCGCGTCCCGATCGACGCGGTACTCGGTCGTCGAGAGCGTCGCCGTGTTGCCCGCCTCGCTCGCGGTGTAGACGATCGACACCGCCGTGCGTCCGGCGGTCTGGCTCATCGGCGGGCGGGGCAACTCGATCACCGCCGGAAACGCATCGAGCCGCATTACGTACTGCGTGTCCACGAGCGTCTCGTCCATGTAGACCTCGCAATATTCACGCGCAGCCGACACGAGAGCAGCGACATAGGAATCGTCGCTGTTGTGGTCGATCCGCAGATGAGCCTTGGCGTCGGCAACGCTGACCGGCTCGACGACAGGCTGCGTGGCGACCTTCAGTGATCGGTATCGCTTGCCGTCATTCATGGCGTCGCCCCCTGCGTCGTGGCGTCACGTCTGCTCGCTCCGCGACAGGCTCCACCGCTGCCGTCTCGATCAGCGACTGCTGTGTCTCGCGTTTCGCGTAGCCCCATGCGAAGAGCCTCGCGGCGAAGGACTCATCCACCTCGACGAGCTCGCCCGCCTTGTAGGCACCGTATGCACGATTCATCCTCACTCTGATTGTCGTCACTCGCCGACCCTCCATGCAGTTTCGGGCGGTCGCTTCGTCCGCTGCCACGCGGTGGTGTGCTGAAACACCGGACCCGAGAAATCCTTGCTCGGCCACGAGATGACGTACTCGCCGTGACCAATCACGACGCGTGGCGTGATGAAGAGGCGGTTGCCGCTCGCCCTGAATTGCCGCCAGAACCAGAGATCGTCGTCGATTCGCCCGTCGCCCCAGCCGCCTTCGGCGTCGGGCTTGCTGTGGAACCACGGCTTGAGCGTTCGCCTGAGCGCCCTAGTGGAGATGATCGTGCAGCCGAAATGCGCGGTATCGACCTGCTGCACAGGCTCGGCGAACCACGACAGCGGGAGTTCGGTTTTGCCGTCGGCGGGCGGGTCGTCCATCGTGTCGAGCAACGTCAACATCGGACGCCCGTCCTCGCGTTTCGCCTGGATCGGGGCGAGGGCATCGCACTGGCAGGTCATGGCGAGGGCGAAGAGCCGCTCGACATCGGAGCGTGTCACGAACGTGTCGTAGTCGAGCGTGATGATGTACTCGGTCTTGTCCGAGAACTCCTCAAGCATTTTGGTCAACACCATCGACCAGAACGCACCCTGGCCCAGCGTCGGGCGGATGTGCAGCGGCATGAGGCTTTCGATGAACGCGAACACGTTCGTGAGCGGCCCAAACCTTGGGGCCGATAGCACCGCCTCGGCACGAACTTCGACCGACGTATCGCCGACCTGAACGATCACGCGTCACCCTCCAAAGCGAAACGGCGGGCGGCTCGTCGCCACCCGCCGCTCACTGTGTCGGTCGTGTCAAGCCGGATCAGCCGCTGACCGTGGCGTTGACGCCTTTCGCGGAGGCGCTGACCGGGCCGTCGCTGCCCTTGCCGAGCCTGGCGACCGTGTAGACGGTGCCGGTCGTGTACGGCGTGGCGGTGACACGCAGATAGCGCTTCTTGCCACGGCAGTCCACGTCCATCCGCACGACCACGTCGCCAGCCGTGGCGGTCGGCGTCGGGATCGTGAATCCACCTGTGCCGCCGCCGACGAACTCGGTGACGTTCGAGTAGGACGAGTTGTTGTCCGACTCTTCGAGCTTGAGCACCGTGAACGCCGCCTGGCTCGTGTAGCCCGCGTTCGTCCACGGCTCCTGGCACACGTCGAGCGACACGTACTCATACCCGAGACGGTCGATCACCAGCGTGTGGGTCTGCGCCGCCGTCAGGTTCTCGGTGTGACCGACGACGCTCTTCGTCGCTTCGAGATGGTTCACGTTCTAGATCTCCTCGGAGGGTTGAGAGTCAGTCAGTCATCAGCCGAACTTGAGAGCCACGACCGGGCCAGCCTTGCTCGTTGAGCCCAGGTCATGCACGTTGATCGCGTTGCGAGTGGTCGCGAAAGTTCCGACCTGATCGTATTCCGCGTAACGCTCCGTGAGCGTCTTCACCGAGATCGCCCGACGCTCGCCGTACATCGCAGCCTGCGAGAGGTCGCCGAACAGGCACGCCACCTCGCCGCTGGAGTCGGTCAGCGACGAGTGCATCGAATGCACCAGCGTGACCGGGTAGCCGAGGAATCGCTCGCCAAACCCAGCGGCCACGTCGCTCGACGAGTTGCCTCCGGGGCCAGCGGCACCGCCGGGCAGCATCGCGAGACGCAGCATCGCCGAGCCCCAGCCAGCGGGCGAGATGAAGAACCGGGCATTGCGCCTCGCGTAGAGCGGGAGCTTCGCCACCATGTCGGTGAAGTGCTTCATCGTCAGCGTGCCGTAGGTGTCCTCGGTGCTGGCGGTCGTGGTGACGACCGAAGCCGAGTAGGCCGACTTCACGATCTTCTTGGTGATGCCCTCGACCGAGTGGTAGGCCAGCGTGCCGTCACCAATGAATCCGGCGTTATCGACCGCCTCGGCGAATGCCTGGGCCGTCTCGACGGCCATTGCGTCTGCGAGGTCGATCACCGAGTCCTCGATGAGCGAGTTCGGGATGCGGTTCAGCACGCCCCAAATCTTCGCGGTGAGTTCGACGTTGTCGAACGTCACATCGCTCTGGGTCGTCTCGGCGTTCTCGCCGACCGGACGAGCCGCGAGCCCGCCGGTGCGACGCGCCCAGTTCATCGTGTCGGTGCTCATCGAGACGCGACGAGCGTACTGCGGGAACACGCCGTACTCCTCGACGAGCCGGATGATCTCGTTGCTCAGTTCGGGGCTGGTCAGCACGCCTCCGAGCGAGTTGACGCCGCCAGCCTGAGCGCGGCTCTCGACGCCGTGATCGTCGCACCACCGACGAGCCTCGGCGTCACCGAACGTGTACGCACGCAGGTGCATACCAGCGCGGTACGCGGACTCGGCGCTGCGGAACGCCTTGAGCGGGCCGTGCGACACGGGGATCGCGGGGACGGTTCGCTTCTCCACGGGAGCCTCCTCGGCAGCAGCCTTCTCGATCGCCTTGGCGGGAGCACCACGCTCCAGCACGGCACGCAGTTCGAGGTTCTTGGCCTCGATGGCACGCAGCAGCTCGATCTGGCTGCGGAGCTTGTCGGCACGCTCGGACAGCGAGCGAAGCGACGACTCCTCCTCCGCGTCCATCGCGGGGGCGTCGCCCTCGGCGGGAGCCTCGCTCATCGCCTCCATCTCGGCGACCACCTGGGCGAGCTCGTCGAGAAGCTGCTTGATCTTGTCCACGGTGCGATCTCCTTGGTCGGGATGCGGCGGCGCTCACGCCACCTATCCAAAACCTACGGAGCCAGACCGGCACCCTTGCAGTTCGACGCGAGGGTCTTTTACTAACCAGTAAAGGCCCGACGACGCACGTGCTCGGAATGCACGACGTGCTTGTCGGTGTGCCCGCAGCGGGGGCAGCGAAGGTAGCGAGTCTGGTACTCGCCTCGTGCCTGACTCGACGCGACGTTGAGCCGAGCGGCCTTGCACCGCTCGCACGTGTCGCCGGACTTAGCGGCCATGCTTGGTCAGGTACTCGCGGAGTTCTCGGGCACGGGCCGCCGCAGCCATGCGACGATGAGCCTCGGCGTCACGCTGACGAACGAACGCATCGTAGGACCGCTGGGCAACTTTCACGTCGGCGTCGGGATACGCCGGGAACGTTACCGGCCCGACATCGAGGAGCGAGTCGATGCGGTTGATGACCCTGACGCTGCGACCGTCCTCGACGCTCCAGGCATCGCCGCCGCTCGGGACCGTGAACGAGAACGACGAGCCCTTGACGATGCCCGCCCGAATGTTCGAGGCGATGTCGCGACCGTAGGTCGTGTCGGGCACGGGGAACTCATACCGCAGCCCGATCTCGTCCACGCTCATCGACAGCGTGCCGGGATACCTCGCGAGCGGGTAGTTCGCGTCGTGGTTCCACAGCGCCCGCGTCTCCAACGGCTTCCGACGCCCGCGACGCTCGGCGACGATGCCGAATGCACCAGGGTCGATCCGCTCGACGAAGTCGCCGAGGTCGAGCGACAAGACGCCGAACTTCGCGGCGTAGCCGACGATGTACTCGCGCTCGCTGCCGTCATCCTCGCTGCGGCTCTCGACCGCGAGCAGCGGGACCGCCGATTCAACCTCGTCAATCGCGAGGGAACGTCGCTCGATGTTCATCGTCGTGCTCCTGTCGTTCTCGTCCGCTGCCTCGATCTGCCGCGTCAACTTGCTCGCCCACGCCTGCCCCGGATCGCCACCCCAGAGAGCCCACGCGATCCGGCCCGCACTTGGGAAGCCGTCCTGCCCCGGACTCCATCCCTCGCCCTGCTTGTCCACCTCGTGCCGGGCGAAGTAGCTCGCCATCCGCTTCGCCGTGTCCGGCGAGATGTTCGTGCCGTTGCTCAGGTCGCGTGCTCGGGCAACGCCGACTGCCGTGCCGCCTCGGCCGTATTCGCTTCGCCACGCGAGACCCTTCGCAGCCTCTTCACGCACGCCCGACGGCGGTGTGAAGTCGATGTGGTCATACCTAGCCACGCTTCCGCCTCCGTGGCTTCGCCCGTGGCTCCTCCGCAGGCGGCGGCTCGGGCAGCGCGTCGATCTTCGTGAGCGTCGAGACCTTGTGTCCGACCTGCGTCTCGGTCGCCCGCCACCCGCCGCTGACCTCTTCGTAGACCGTGATCAGCGCCGCCGGGTCGTCCTCGGTTGCGTCGATCGTGAAGTCGGTGCCGGGGATGTCGAGCGTGCCGTAGTCCATCAC